ATGAGGCCACGCACAGGTAACGATAAAAAGATCGAAATCCGTATCAATCCCGACGTGCATAACGAGCTGTGCGTGCTCGCCGGTGCGAGCAACAAATCTCTGTCTCAGTATCTTCGCGATATGATCTCAGCCAACCTCGCCGTCAATTCCCCCCTTCTTGCCAACCTCCGCAGACAGTCCGGCCAGGCCCCCCACCAGTCCATTTCCACCCGATAACTCCCTGCTCTCTCCCATTATATAGGAAGGGAGGGCGGGTACTTTATTGCACTCAGTCGAGTTGAGTGCGATCTATCAGTCTCTCAGTGACGCGGAGAAGTGGCGATGCAGAGGTACACAAATATCACAATTGCAACCACCAATCAAGAGGAGTACATCCAGGCGATTGAGTGCGCTGCACGTCGGTGCCAGTGCCCCGGGATTGCCGGGGAGATTGCGGAAGCCGTCTATGGCTTGAGAGCTGAGTCTGTTGCACTTAACAGGGTTAAGCTGGACATTGAGGCCGCTATACGCTGTTTGAAAGTTGGGGAGGAGAAGGCGCTCGACAAGAAGTTCAAGGCCAAAAAGAATGACCACGATCGTGTAGCTATGATCTACAAGCACCGTGCTGCGCCCACTACGCAGCACGGAGGCGAGAGGAGAAAGTGATGCCGCAGAACACGGCGAGCGGTGCCCAGCGCTGGTTCGCACAGCTCTCTCCGCAGCAAAAGATAATGCTGCGGGCGCTGTACGACGCGGCCCTGCGTCGGGGCACAATAATCACTCAGGAGGCACCGAAGTCGCGTCAATTAGAGGCGGTGCGGAGATGACTGCGTCCGCCACCACTTCCCCTGAGCCGCGTATCTGGCTTGAGGGTGACACAGTCTGCTTTATGTTTCCCCCTATAGCGGGGATCAGGGCTCTTGCCGCATCGCTAGGGGCGGCCCACCACCCGGCGTCGGGACGTTATGAGTTACAGTTGAGACCGTCCAAAGGCTCAGCGATTGCACGCCTGGCTCAAGCTGCCGGGTGGTTGAGCCTGCCGGCCGAGGTAGAGCGACGCCTGGAGGAGTTTGCCGACCATATTCGACAGAATATTGAGGGCTCGAATGCATTGGAGGCCGGGGAACCCATCGAGATACCAGGCCTGGCAAGACCGCTACACCCCTTCCAGCAGGCAGGCGTGCGCTACATGCTCCGCAATCCTCGTACATTAGTGGGCGACCAACAGGGGCTCGGCAAGACGGTTGAGACGATAGCTGCCCTTCTCAAGCAAGATGCTTTTCCCGCTCTTATTGTCTGCCCGGCATCTGTAAAGCATGTATGGGCTGGTGAATGGGGAGCATTTGCGCCCAATGTTTCGGTACAGGTAGTCGAGGGGCGGGCACCTGTCAAGTTTACGGCTGATGTAGTGATAGCGAACTACGACGTCTTGGCTGCCCATGTTCGAGCTTTCCGACAATACGGCTTGAGGGCAGCGGCGGCGGACGAGGCACACCTGTTAAAGCACAAAGAAACACGTCGTGCCCAGGCAGTAAAGGCGCTCACGACTACGTTGGATGTGATTTATTTGTTGAGCGGCACCCCTGTCCCCAACAAACCTGTTGAACTCACAAATCTTCTGGATATTCTGGGCTATCTTGATGCTTTTGGCGGTTACTGGGCCTTTGTACGACGTTATTGTGATCCCCGGCGAAATCAATATGGCTGGGATCTTTCCGGCGCCGCCAACCTCCGGGAGCTTCACGATAAGCTGCGTGCTATTTGCATGCTGCGACGCACTACGCGCGATGTGCTCACCGAGCTTCCTGCCGTCCAGCGAGCAGCGCTCCCTGTCGACATAGACAATAGGGTTGAATATCGTCAGGCAGAAACGCAGTTGTTGCGGTACATCTATGAAAAGGCAATGCAGGACCAGGCTTTCCAGGCACGCATAGCCGAACTGCCCGAGCATGAGCAAAAACGGTGCAGGTCTGAATACGCGAGTGATAAAGCTCGAAAAGCGGCCAGGGCAGAAGTGCTGGTTCGTATCGAAACACTCAAGCAGTTGGCCGCTGCCGGCAAAATGCGGGCCGTCGCTGAGTGGATAGACAACTACCTGGCGGGCACCGACGATAAGCTGCTGATATTTGCCACCCACGTTGCTGTTCAGCACGCGCTATATGCTCGTTACCCTGATTCCGTTACGGTTTTCGCGGAGCACTCTTCGGAAGAACGTGTGAGCGCGGTCACTCGCTTTCAAACAGATCCTACCGCTCGCCTGGCTATCATGTCTTTGCAGGCAGGCGGTGTCGGCCTGACTATGACGGCTGCTCGACATGTTCTTTTTGTGGGATATGGGTGGCGTTCGATTGACCATGACCAGGCTGAGAGCCGAGCCTATGGCAGATTGAATGATCCCCACCCGATAACTTCGTATTGGGCGGTGGGTCGTGACACTATCGATGAGCAGATTGTTGCTTTGCTGGAAAGTAAGCGGGCTGTCACTGAAATGATTACCGATGGGGTTATGCAGGACAACAGCGGCTCCGTCTTGACTGATCTTATGCGGCAATACGAAGCGAGGGCGAGGGAAACATATGGCAGCTCAAATTAAGAACGACCGGGCAGACACTCTCCTTGAGCAAGCAGAGCTCGTCGATTTACCCCAGGAGACCTGGCACGACGTTGCAACTTCCAACCTGGCTGCCGCTTACCTTGTGCTCCCAAGCGCCGCTGTTGCCGACCATATCCGCGAGCATATAGCTGTAATTCAGCGGGAGCTGCGCTGGATGAAGGAGCATGTCGTCATATGACAGCTAAAGATGTCACCGACGTGCCCGGCGGTAAAGGCTACATCGTGCGCGTGAGCGACGCGCACATCCTCGATGACCCGTTTGGCCGAGGCCTGGTGCTGGTCATGCAGATCAAGCGCCCTGTGGAGTTGCTCGACCAGTGCCTAGTCAAAGTGTGGGACATCAACCCTCTCAAGCGCGGGGCGCTGGCCGAGGCGACCGCCGACATGGCGAAGTGTGGCATCAGCTTGAGGAGGATGGTTAGAGGCAACATGACAGGCGATTTGAAGGGGCGCTACCTTGAAGTAAATTACACGGCGCCCCCCTCTGGGTCCAACAATGACTTCGTTGAGATCGTGCGCCGAGTGCGGTTACCACACTAGGAGGAAGCCTATAGATTTATCCCTTGCAACACCAGTGACAACGACAGATTTCAACCAACTTACTTTACGAGGAGAAATACAGTGGGAAGTTTTGCAGACACAATCGGCCAAACAGACGTTCCGGTAGTAGAGAGCGGCATGACCTACCAGGGGCCGCCACGGTTCAACTTCATCAACGGCAAGCGCCTCACGGGCACCCAGTACCCCGACGTGCCCAGCGACTTCTATATCAGGGAGCGCGAGCTCAAGGGCATGGTGCCGGGTGCGCCCTGGAAGAGCCAGCAGGGGCGGTTTGCGGGCAACTCCGACGAGATCGGTTACCAGGCCCCCTCTCTCAACATCATCATCATCTCCCGCCGTTCCCAGCCCTTCCGGCAGATAGACCTGCCCAACAACAAGAAGGGGCGCGAATGGCACACCAGGTGGATATACCCGAATGCTACCCCCGAGGAGATCCGCGCCGCCGGCGGCACCGCACCTTCCGAGTCGGTCCACACGGAGTACCTCTGCCTCGCAGAGGGCCTCTACGACCCAGGCTCGGTCGCCACCTTCCTGCACCACGCTCGTGCAGCGGAAGGCAACGGCGAGGTCATAGACGCCTCCTTCTTCGACGGCCTGGGCCTTTCTGTCTGGACCATGAAAGGCTCGACGGGCATGGGCGTGGACGCTGCGCTCAAGCTCTACCGCGAGACGCTTTTGCGCGAGGCATCGAAAATCGCCTCCCAGGCCAAGGGCACGGCCACCAATCTGCCCGACTGGGCGTTCTCCCTCCCCTTCGGCCCCAAGGTCGATAAGAAGGGCAAGCCCGTGTTCGAGCAGAACAAGAAGTTTCAAACGGTGTATACCAACCCGCCCACCATCTACCTGCCCGAAAAGGTCGACAACGATCTGATCGAGAAACACTACGTGGGTGCCGATATGCTGGCTCTGTGCGGCTACATCTACCGTGCCTACCGTGACTGGCGCAACACCATGCAGGTCAACAAGGCGTTCGAGGACGCCCAGCCACAGCGACCTGTCTTTGGGAGCGTACCTGGCGGGCGAGCGGCAGCGGGCAATGGTCACGGTGATATGGATGTCGATGACATCCCATTCCACTACTAACATCTGTAGTAGGCGCGGAGCTCAAAAAATGCGCTCCGCGCCGGAGGGGAATTGGAAATGGCCGAAACACAGAGGCCCTCGATAGGGCGAATCGTTCACTATGTGGCCAGGAAGAACGGCACAGCAGATACTAAATGCCAGGCGGCAATCATCACGGCTGTCAATGACAACGAGACGGTCAATCTCCAGGTTTTCAACGACGGCCCCAATGACGGGTGGTCTGACTTCGACGGCTCAAATTGGAAGGGCCAGGTGGGCTTCGCAGCTGCGGAGAAACGTGTCGGAGAACACCTCATGCTGGCCGAGCGGCTGGACCTTAACACCTGGCACTGGCCTGAGCGCGTCTAACTTCCCTCTACCACAACCAGGAGCTTCCAGTGGCAGCGAAGAAGCGAAAGATACCACTCTACGCCGCTTGTAGGGTGGTCACCACCACAGTGGCCGAAGCAGGCCCATGCACGTTCTGCAACAATAACGTCGAGTATTCGGGCGTTGTGCGCCGAGACGATGTTATCTACTCCCTTCGCTGGCGCAAGAACTCCCAGGTCGAGCACTCAATCAACTTCTGCGACATATGCGCAGAATACAACGCTACCCTTCTCATGAAGGCGAAGGCAGCCTACGAGAAGGGGGCGCAAGGCGCTGCCCAGGTAGCCCAGGAAGCGTCGATCCTGTGAAGAGGGGCGCACCGCACCTGGGCCTGACTGCGCGCGTCGAAATGGCGGGGAACGTGTGGTGCCGGGCAACACGCCTGGCGTTGCTTCCCGTGGACGACGAGGCCCCGACACCCAGACTGCACCCGGCGAGCGCCACGGACTTTGACTACGACGCCCTGTGGGCAGCCGTCGCCAAACGCTTCGACGTGGTGCTCACCTGGTCGAGCAGGGACTATGTAAACGAGCGCCGGGCGGTCAAGGCTATTCTCGATGCCTACACCAACGGCTCGAGGCCCGACAACGCGGAGCTACTCGACTTCCTGGCGTTCATGGAGACCACCTGGCGGTCGGACGAGTACGCTCTACCGACCTTCCACAGGTACGGCAAGCACTTCGGCTCCTGGCGTTCCCGGGGCAGGCCGAAGAAAGAGGAGAAAAAAGATGCATCCAAAGGGGCAGGGCGAGGCAAAGTTACCTCATCCTGGGACAAACATTACGAACTCAACCCAGGCGGAGGAGCCGCTTAGCCCGCAGCAGATAGCGCTCCAGGTAATAAGGACGCCGCCCGTGGAGATACAGTCTCTGCAAATCTGGCGGGGGCCTATCGATGCCCGGTGGTACCGCGAGCCTGTTGTGCCGAAGGGCGATGAAGAGACTGTGCTGCGCCGGCTATACAAGCACACGCTGGCGAACCCGCAGATAGTAAGTGCGGGCACCCCCAACCTCAATGCCGGTACCTTTGTGACGTTTGTGCAGCCCTGCATGGGCGATAGCTGCGAGGGTTATCTGCTTTACCGCTACGGCCCTGATGGGGAATATGCAAAGCAGGTGCCGTGCCCGTTCCACCTGAACAGGTTCTCCGGCAATGAGGAACCTGTTGAGGACTTAGACCCGAGCGGGCATGAAGCCATGCAGCAGCGCCGAGAGGTCATCTACCAGGAAGCCGACGTGCCCGTCTTCTTCCAGCCCTACACCCTGGAGAATTGGCCCGGCAGCGACATAGAAGCCCGCAGCCGCGCCTTCGACTACTGCAGGCAGGCTACCGTCACCAGCGGCCTGCTGGTCATGGGGCGGTTCGGCGTGGGCAAGACCTCGCTCGCGGTGAGTATCATTGCCGAGCGCACCAGGCGCTACGGCGACTCGGCCCTCTTCATCACGGCTCCGGATCTATTAGATGGGCTGCGCCAGGGCGGGTTCGACGCCAACGAGGAGTTTCTCACCAAGCTCCGAAGGCGGCGCCTGCTGGTGATAGATGACCTGGGTGCGGAGCGGAGCAACAAAGAGTGGGCGCAAGAGCAGCTCTGGAAGGTCATCGGCTACCGCCACGACCACCGGCTGGCGACGGTCTGCACGACCAACCTGCAGTCGTCGCTTATTTGGGAGAAGCTAGGCTGGACGCTGCCCGATGATAGCGACACGTTAGAGGACCGGGCGGGTGAGCGCCTGGTGCAGCGCTTCCTCGATAAGGAAGCGTTTGAGATTGTAGTGGTGGGCGGGCGCAACCTGCGCACCAAGTAGGAGGGGAAAGAAAATGGCGCAGAACACAGGGGTTGGGCCCAGGCCCGGCTGGGAAGTGATCAATAAAAGGCTGGCGACTTCGCAACATAATGTGGCACAGCAAGGACCAATGATGTCTGACATGTCCAATGGGCAAACGGCGTCAGGCACAGCACGGGTTTATACCCATGATAGGAAACATTGGCCTGAAGATGCACCGCATTACGTAGCGCCTATTGAGGACGGTGAGGAGGACAAGCCTAAAGATCCTGGGGTTGCAACGAAGGCCAAGTTCCTCGGCGAGTGGGACAAAGTTGGCAGGGAGCTGGCCGATACATTGGAAGCTGCGCTCTCCCACCATCTAGGGTTGGAGGATAAAGTCCGGCAGCTAGAGGAGAGTAACGGCAGGCTGCGAGTTGCCTTTGCTAGTTCTATGAAATCCGAGATGAGGTTGCAGGGGGAGGTTAACGCCGCTAACGGTCGGATAGTTGATCTCAAAAAGCGACTGGAGGACACGGTGCTTGCATACGAAGAAGAGATCTCAGCAACCAGGGCTGCCGTAGGAAGGACTTTGAAAAGGGAGGCTAAGGCTTACTCAGCATTGAGGGACCTTCGCGAGCACCTGGAAGCAGGCGAAAGCTCAATGTTGAAGCTCGAGGAGGACCTTGACGCGAAGGACAAAACGATAGAGCGCCTTGTGAAGCGCATCGAGCGCAAGGACGAGATCGCCTACAGGCTGCGTGTGCAGGCCAAGTTCTATCAGGACCAGGTGGAAGGCTCCCCGGAGATCCGCGACGACCTGTGGAGTTTCGTCATCTTCATGGAGCAGGAGCTGCGGCGGCACGACGAAGAGCGTGGGAAGACGGGCTGGCACGACATGGGGTTTGAGCCCCTCTTTTGCATGCTGTGGGAGCACGCCGATCGCCTTCACAAACTGCGGCCCGCGCTGAATGAGGCCGTGGGCCCGACCTACCATCGGGACATTATGGCGCGGTGTGTGGATATAGCCAACATGGCGATGATGATTGCTACCAACATCCAGCGCCACATCGACTCGGCTAACGCATCCGAGCCTGCGGTGCGTGTGGAGGCCGCAGATGGAGACGATTAAGCAAGATCCCGCCGAAAAGGACGTCCTGGAGAAAGCGCAGGAGGCCGCGGCAGCGGTCGACCCTAGCGGCTTGATGGGTCTCCTAGGCTTCGGCGGCGGCATCAGCAGGTTCCGGTTTGGGACTTACTCGCGGCGTAAGTACAAAGAGAACCGCAAGCGGCGCGAGCGTGAGCGGGCGAAGGCAGCGCGGTATACCAAGCAGCAGCAGCGAAGGAGGGCAAAGCGATGACGTTCGATTTCAGAGAATTCATGCTGGCAAACGGTATGGACCATGTGGTCGACACCGGGGTGCTGCAGCGTATAGGCATCACCAACCCGCACGAAGAGACCGAGGAAGGTTATCTGGTGTACAACGTGGACGACAACGGCGGCTGCAACTCGGGTGGCGAGGACCAGGGAGGCCGTACATGGACGGAGCCGAAGTCGTGAGCGCGGGCACCTATATTGACCCTAAACGCGAAGACGTGGAGGTTGTCTACTGCCTCACCGAGCGTGGCATGATGCGCCCCTGCGGGCTCATCGACCACGCCAAGCATATCTTCCAGTTCAGGGGTCATCTGCGGCGCTTCTACTATCTGCGGGCCCACAAGCTGACGCTCTCGGCGGCGTTGTGGGACAGGCTGATCGTCATGGATCCTCCCATCCAGTGGCTGGAGTTTATAGACGTCGGCGCCAACGTGGTTTACCGAATTTTGATGGAGCACGCCATGCGATACGGCTCTCCCTACGATGGGTGGCTCAGCCCGCGCTGGGGCATCCCTTACACGCTGGCGGAGATAGCGGACGCCCGCGGGGAGATAATCAAGCATTCCAACTTGCCAAGGGGGGTGGGGCATGCCGTTACACGCTAACCTGGCCTGGACGCTTGAATGCGACAACTGCACGCGCACTGTTGGGTGGTCCGGCAAGGGCGGTTTGCCCGAGGGTTGGGCGCTGGTCATGCGAGGCAATGAGTCGCTGGCCTTCTGCACGCTGGAGTGCGAGTCCATCTACTGCCGGCAGGAGTCCCGCGAGATGATCACCATACCCTGGAGCGGCACCGGCACTATCGAGACGGAGGAGACCGGCGGAAACGAGAGGGTAGTTTCCCTCAACATAAGCGCAGTGATAGGAGGTAATGATGGCAAAGGTTGAATACGACGTAATTGAGGGCTACATAGTAGGGGACGGCATCAACGGTGTTGTGGTTGCCCTTAATCGGAAAGTCTCTGAGGGCTGGAAGGTCCACAGCTGGCAGGCTCTTACCTCCAATACGGGCGTTAACTACTACTTCCTGATTGAGCGTGAGATATCTGAAGCAGAAGATTGGCTGACACCCAAGCTGGAGGTACGGAATGATACAGCCAGGTGAGACAGCATCGTTCCTGGCCTGGCAGAACGAGCAGCTGTCTAAACTGCGGGAGCTGGGCGAGCAGCGACGGGCTGCGGGGCAGAGGTTGATGGCTGCCAAATCAAAGGCGTCAAAGAAGATGGCTGATCGTGATAAGGTGATCAGTGAAGTGTTCGAACAAGAGATGCAGGAGCTGCTTGCAAAGCACGAGACAGAGATGGCTAAGTCGCGAGCTTTGTTTGAGCAGGACTGTGCTGCAGCCCAGGCAGGTGCAGACGAGGCCACCGGCGCCTACAATGGAGCCTGGGAAAGATTCATTGAATTGGCTGCAGAGCGAGGCATGGACTACAGCAAACTGCTTGAACCCATGCAGATATTTGTTGGAGGAAAGCCTGTCGAGATGAACGTGGGCTTTAATATAGATACTTTGGAGGAATCTAATGGAAAACGACTTTGAGAAGATGCCAGGAAGCATAGGCTACGAAGGCCTGATGCAGAAGTTGGAGATCGGCCATGTAGAGATGGTAGAAGGCCCGTCCAGCTTGACACCGCTGAGCGCGGTGACTGCTCTCCCTGGCCGCATAGTGGAGGTTACCAGGCGCGACTATAACTCCGTGAAGGGCGGCATCTACACGCCCGGCATCAAGGTGGATGCCAGGGGCAACGGCTACAGGTCCCGCATCGTCACTGACGGGAATACCGGGGCTACGATCGTTGAGCTCGAAAAAGTCAAGCCCGACGGCTCCATAGAGCGGAGCGTCTTCCCGCCGCCCTACGTGCCTAACCTGCCCGCGGACCAGAACCACCGCCTCGACCAGGTGGGGGCGTCGGCCTTCACCCTGCTGCCGGGGCACACCAAGGGCACCTGGCTGGTGCCAGTGTGCTCCCACGTTAATCACACCAAGAACGCCCAGGGCGAGCACACCAGGCGTACCACCATTGAATTTCACATCGTGGTGGACGACGTCGTAGAGTTGAACGCGCAGGGCCAGCTCGAGATGAAAGAGGACGGCCCCAACGCATTTATACCCGGCCCGTCCGGGGGAGGAGTACCCTCAGTGACAGAAGCAGAGTTTATGACATGGATTGCAAAATTTTTCGGCACGCCCGCAGGACAGACCTTCACGGAGGCGCTCTCAGGTAGGAAGCCCGGTGAGCAAGGCTACAGCATTCGCCAGGGCATCGAAGATAAAGTGAAAGATGCGGTGTGGGAGCTGAATGACAAGGATAACTACGGTAAGCCGGAGCACCCGCTTTCCACGAAATACCAGGACGCTACCTTTACCCGCGACATGGAGCGCCTCTTTACAGGCCTGGTGAAGCACTTAGCCGGGGGCAATCCACCCCATATCCCCTATGGAAGCGCTCTGTTCGACGCCCACATGAAGAAGCTCATCAACGAAGTGCTCGATGCGAGGGGGAAGTAATGCCTAACATCCACATAGTGCTCGAGGCCTTCGTAGAGAGCGATACGCTCAAGCCCAAGGTTCAGATCCGCTGGGGCGAGAATGACATAGACCGCTGGACACCCGAAGAGGCTCGGCGTCTGGCTGGGAAGATCCTCATGGTGGCAGCCCAGGCGGAGACCGATGCCGACTTCTTCGGCATGATAGCAGCGGCCAATCAGGGAGATGTGTCGGGGGCTGCCTTCATGATCCAGGGCATGCGCGCCTACAGGGCCGACCCCAAGCTGCGCAAGAAGGCCATGCATGCCGTGCGCGTCTACCAGCAGTCGAAGAAAAACGGTAAGGCCCACCCCAAGCTCGTAGGCGAGCCTGTGTCGGGAGATATATCGGGGTTAGATAAAGGGGAGGAGGAAAGTGATGGGAAGGAGGTCGAGTAGAGGGCCAACGTGTGAACGTGCCCCTATTGAAGGATCTGGTGGGCCGTGTGGTCAGCTAGCCGCGTATAGACTCATTAATGGGCGCTTCGAGTGCGAGGAACACGCACGTCACGGGATTGAAAAGCTGGGGGGCAGAGCGCACACCCCGCTCCCTTCATTCCCTCAGATCGTCTGCCTGTGCGGCTCTACGCGCTTCTGGAAAACATATCAGGAGGTCAGCCTCATCCAAACCCTGGCGGGATACATTGTACTGTCGGTGGGGGCTGCTACGGCGAGTGACGAGGAGCATTTTGGGCATCTGGCACCGGAAGAGGTAGCTCGTATCAAGGAGGCGCTCGATGAGTTGCATAAGCGCAAGATAGACCTGGCTGACCAGGTGCTCGTGCTCAATGTCGATGGGTATATCGGGGAGTCTACGGCATCGGAGATCGATTATGCGCTCTGGCAAATGAAGTGCGTGAGGTTCTTGGAACCAGCAAAGGGTGAGGCCTGGATGGCGGAGCACCACCCTACAGCGAAGGCTTGGCGCGGCGATGACTGACCTGGAGGAACAGGTATGTCCTACAAGGATCCTGAGAAACAAAAACAGTGGTATATCGATAATCGCGAGCGTGTCAGGGAGAGTCAGCGCAGGAACCGCGAAAAGAACATCGAGATGCACAGGCAGAAAGATGCAGCGTGGGCACGGAAAAGAAGAAGAGTGGCTCGCAACGCAGTAGTAGACAGGTTAGGCGGTAGGTGCGTTGGCTGCGGCAACACGGATGTAAGGTTGCTTGCTATACACCATACTCAGGATGACGGTAGCAGCGCGCGGAAAAAATACGGCAATAGCCGCGGTGGTAGCACCCCACAGTACTATCTGGCCATGTTAAAGCAATTGGATATGACCCGACGTACTTGGAGTTACTTTGCGCCAACTGCCATGTGATAAAACACTGGGAGTCTGATGATGACTGACCAACAGATGCGGGAATTTGTGATTAACCAGCGTGTCATTGAAGTCTACGCAGATGGGGGTTGTATTAATTCCAACCCGAGCCAAATTGGCGGCACCTGGGCGTGGTGCATGGTGGGGGAGGATGGCTACGTGGTGGCCTACTCCTCCGGCGTAGTGCGCGGATATGCCACCAACAACCAGATGGAGATGGTGGCGCTGTGCAAGGCCCTGCGCTACCTGCCGAAGGGCTGGAGCGGCCTTGTCTGCTCGGACTCCGAGGTCACGCTGGGGCGGCTCTTCCGTGGCCACGCCATGAACAACATTCCCGTTGAATGGATACCCAGGGTGCGCGAGATCGTCTCGAACCTGGGAGAGGTCCAGATACGCTTGCTGCAGGGCCATCCCACAAAGGCAGACCTCATAGCAGGCATCGGCAAGAGGAAGGGCCTGCCCGTCTCCAAGTACAACGTCTATTGCGACGAGCTATGTGCGAAGGCGGGCAAGGAGTATCTAATTAAGTTAAAGAAGGAGGCAATCAATGTCTAGCGATGCATTACTGGAAAACATACACAACGCGGAACCCGAGTCTATGCCGGGAGAGCAGCGCGTGCGGGCCAACTGCCAGCGTATCCAACGCATCTTGAAGGCAAACGACATCAACACCAGGGCGGATCTTCTGGCCGGGTACAACATCGACACCGACCTGGTGAAGATAGAGGGCCTCGGCCCCACCCTGATAGAACAGCTGCAGGGCGTGGTGTCCCGCGGCAGCAAACTGGAGTGGAAAGAAGCCTTCCCCGATCTGCCCTGGGAGTGATGTTATGGCTAAACCCCAGACCTTAGACTCGAACTGGGCTTCTGTCCTCAACGAGGTCGGTAACAGGGACGGCGTAACTGTGCAAATGCAGGATGGCTCTATCTACTTCACCCCAACCCTCGCTGAAAAGATGGTAGTTATGGATGGAGCTGACAGTGTGGAAGCCCTTCAATCTGTCAGGGAGCCTAACTTTCTGAGGATGCAGGAGATGCAGTTTGGCGGCAAGTTTTACGCTACTTACCTGGACCTGGGGCCTATTGGCCCAGCTCTGGTGAAACAGCACGGCCCTGTCATCCATTATCGACTATCCAGGAAGGTCGTAGATGACTGACCAGGTAACGACACCAGTCCCGTACAACATCGTCGCCGAGGAAGCTCTCCTCGGCGGTATTATCCTGGACCACGAAAACCTGGCCAGGGTGCGCGAGTACGTGCAGCCCGAAGACTTCTATATGGAGCGTCTGGGCACCGCGTATGCAGCGGCCATTCACCTGCAGAAGAAGGTGGGCTACGCAGATCTCACTGTCCTGGTCGCTGAGTGCGTGCGACGCATGGGCACCGACTCCACCGAGACCTACCTCTGGTTGACAGACCTTGCCGCTCGTACGCCCACCAGCTCGTTTCTTTTCGCAGAGTACAATGCTGCAGAGATAGCCCGCCTCGCCACGCTGCGCCGACAGATCTCTGTAGGCGGGGAGATAGCAGCTCTTGCTTACGACACGGACCCCGGCAAGGACCCGCTGGCCGAGGCCAGGGAGCGCCTGGAGGCGGTGGAGCAGCGGCGGCCGCAGAGCTTCACCCACATTGAGCCGCTGGTCTCCAGCTACTTCGATAAGGTTGAGGCGGGGCCTACCAACGCGGGAATACCTACGGGCTTCTTCTGGCTCGACAAGGTGACCGGGGGCCTGCAGCGCAATGACCTGGTGCTCATAGCTGGTCGTCCCGGCCATGGCAAAACTTCGATTTCAACAGGCATTCTCCGTAACTCCGCCAGGTACGGCAGCCCCGGCGCTATCTTCTCCCTGGAGATGAAGCGCGAGGAGCTGGTGGGGAGGCTGCTTTCGGAGGAGGCAGGCATCGACGGCAGGCGGCTCGACATAGGAGAGATTAACGACAATGAGTGGGCGCGCCTGCAGGACAAGGGGGGCAGGCTCTCGAAGCTGCCCATCTACATCAACGATCGCGCCTCGCAGACGGTGGAGACGATAAGCACGGCCACCAGGCGCGTGGTGCGCGAGTACGGCGTCTCCCTGGTGATAATCGACTACATACAGCTTGTGGAGGGCACCGATAAGCGCGAGCGCAACCGCGTGCAGGAGGTCACGGAGATCTCGAGGGGTCTCAAGAAGCTGACGATGGAGCTTGATATATGCGTTGTAGCGTGTGCCCAGCTGTCGCGGGCGGTCGAGCACCGAAAGAGCAACGAGCCAGTCCTCTCCGACCTGAGAGAGTCTGGGAGTCTGGAGCAAGACGCGGACATTGTCATGTTCATCCACAGGGAGGAGCTGTACGACCGCGAGACGGACAAGAAGGGCCTGGGCGAGGTAATCATCGCGAAGCACCGCTCCGGCCCACTGGCGCGCATCCCGCTTCGCTGGGTGCCCCAACTGACGGCGTTTCAAGATATATGGTACTAGGAGGAAAACAATGAGTAAGCCGACCTGCATAAGGTGTTTTGAGGATTTCCCTGTAGTGCAGGAAGCGAAGGGGTCGCGCAAGGCGTGGCGCATGGGGGAGATGCGGGAGATATTGATTGGGACTGCGGCCAATAGAACCGAGCTTGAAAATTATGTGCCGGTGCTGGAGCTACAGCAGAAACTCTACCTATGTGGTAATTGCTTCTTTGACCTAACGGACGAGGCGGACGAAGAGGATTAGCTAGGAGGGCTGTATGAACACTATCTGTGAGGCGTGCGGACGCCCGTCCTGCGTCCTGGTGAAGGTAGGCTGGGTGTGGTATTGCGGGTGGTGCTTCATAGACTACAAAGCAGCAAGACATGCAAAACTGAGAGAGGCTGCCTGGCTCAAAAGGACAGGCACCACGAAAGCAGAATGGAGGGCAAGGCAAGCCAATGGCTAACCTCGAAGGGCTGGACCTGGGTCAGCAACTATACATCCGTCAGCAAGAACTGGCCTGGACGCCTAATTCAGAGTTGCCAGATGACTTCTTACAGATGGCACCTATCTATACCTATAGCCAGGAGTATGCTGCCCTCCCTGACGAACTGAGGGAAGAGTATGAAGACCTGGCGCAGTATGTAGTGGCTCACTACTTATACGAGCGGGCAAACAGACAGTACCGGATCAACTGCTCCGGCTGCGGGCGCTTCATACCCAAGAGCGCGGTCCACAAAGCAGGCGGCTATGAAGTGCCTTCGTGGGCTGCCGATTGGGACTGCCCACACTGTGGCATACATGATGGTAATTATTAGGAGGAGAATGATGGCAGGTAGAGACCCTATAGAGCAATTACCCTGGAGTTTCATGGAGGGGCTAAACAGGGAGCACCCACGCCCCAGCGTTGCTGAATGCAGAGCAGCCCTGTTCATAGCGCAGCAGCTGGGAACAGCGCGCAACCTACTCTTTGAGGCCGAGCGTATCTTAGTCTCGCAGGGTGAGGACAGCGTTGCTATATTCGAGGCGCGCATGCGCCTGGCCGACAAGGCGGAGCGCGCTGAGCGGGCTGCTGTGCAGCTCATGAGAGGAGAAAAGTGATGACTAGCGAGGAACTGAACGAGAAGCTGAGGGAGATTGAGAACCGCGGAGCCTACAGCATCTCCGAATTGGATCGGCATGGCAAGATGCTGCCCTACGTCGGCTGGTACTGGCGCGACGTGGACTTTGCCACGCCGGCGATCCGGCTCGGTGACTGCGGCTCTTTCAAGGGCTTCATGGAGGACAATAAGTGGGACCACATCGAGTGGTCACCGAGTGCCGAGGAGAGTGCGGATATCGTTCGCCTGGTGCATGCGGTAGCCGAAAAGCCGGGGCCTGAGAGCCTGCGCGCCCTGTATAACTACATCCAGGGCCTGAAGCCTCCCGAAGATGTTGTGAAAGAGCACGCAGAGTTTGAGGCACGCTACAGCGACATGCTAAACATACCGACTATAGGGTTTTAGAGCTGTGGACGATAAAGACTACACCCTGGTGCGCCTGTATAAAAGGGAGCTGATGCGGATATCGCTCAAGTATGGAGTGCCCACAAAGTTGAGCAATGAAGGCCTTTCTGAGGTCAGGGCGGAGATCTACTGGAAAGTGTGGCAGCGGGTCATGGCTGTGCTGGCTGCGGGCGTGCCGTTCGGTGTGAAGTTTCTTCCTTTGGATGACCGGACTTACTTTGACTTTGCGGAAGGGGAAGAGCCGAGCGGCGAGTACCGCGAGTTTGAGCTCGCGGCCCTGCTGGGCCCCCTCCAGGATGCGGAGGAGCTGGCCAGGGGCGTAGACTACAGCCTCTATCGTAAGTATGAGCGAGAGACCATGGAGATCGTCGTCACCGCAGAGACCGACAAGCTGGACCTGCTCAACAATACGACGGTCTCCCCCAAGAAAGGCATCTATTATAGGACGTGGCAGGAGTTGGCGGAGCTACTGACCGGGAGGCAGGCGGTCTCCGTGCAATTCAAGGGGCTTATAATAGGGGAGGACCCGATCGCTCCCTGGACAACAAGGTATAAACTGACAGTGCTAGCAGCGCCGCTCCACCACATAGGTGGGTCCGGCACGGGCTTAGAGGAGGAAGTCGATGGACCTCGGTAAACTGATAGACCAGATAGGCAGCGGCACTTTTGAGCCGAAGGTCGTGGAACTGATTAATGGGTTGACGTTTGTAGTGGTAAGCCTACGGGTCAATAAATGCCCCACCTGTGGGAAGCTGATGATCTTTATAGGAAACTGGTCAGATTCGCACTTGCTTAGGCAATTGACGCAGGCGGGCATAATGAAGGAGACCCTCTGGACCTACCGCAATAGAAACATTTGCGAGGAATGCTTTGCTGCGGGGAAGGCGGGCTTCAAGTGTTTCCTCTGCGAGAAGGACCGCACCAGCGACGAGGAGAAAGAGAGCTGGGGAGACCCCCCAGAGTATCTCTGCACCATGTGCTTTGAGACGGGCACTGCGAAGGCGTGGGCAGAGGCTCAGAAGAAGTTGTATGAGAGGCACAAGCACGACCATGAGTGACCCTAGCCACGATGAATACGGCCCGATACCGCCGGAGCCCGAGCCTTACGTGTGCGTCTGCGGGGCAAAGACTGACAGTCCGCACAGGTACAGCTGCTGCTACTACTGCGGGGCGCTGATCCCCTACGAGGTGCGCAAAGCAGCAGCTGAGCTCACGGGCCATACGGGGGTCGTCATTGATCCTTCGACCAGGCCAGGCACCACTCGCCACCATTTTGTAGTGAGTACGCGCTTTGGAGGGTCTCAGCGTGCCTATGAGATGGCTGCTTGCCTGGCGCTTGGCGGCCATAATGCAGCAGTGATGAAGTCTGATGGCTCGATAGAGGGGATGGAGGCCGTCAACCAGAGGAATATAATTATAGGCAGGCTGCGCGATTTGGTAGAGCAGCATGCAATTATTTTGCGGCAGCCTACTCCTGACTGGCTGGAGGAACTACACGATTTTCCGAGGAGGGAAGAAAATGAGTAAATATATTGTAATGGTTGTAGACACTGAAGGCAATGCAAAGTGGGCAGTTAAGGGCCCATTCGCCGACCATCTGATTCACATGTTGAATGCGCAGGAAGAAGTCTTTGGAGTAGAGTCTTTGAAACCGCAGCCTGGTATTAAGTTGACACCAATGCTTTCTCGACCTGCGGAAGATGCAGGTAAACCGTTTACTACCCACCCGGCTGACTGGTGGCTGGAGCCTGTATTGGAGGAGGATAATAACGAGGAGACGTCACACTTATGACCAAACATATAGCCAGTCTAACGGCATTTAGTTGGGAGTACAAGGTGTTGTGCGGAACAGAACAGCCGGATAATGAAAATATATTGGAGTCGCACGAGTTGACAACACCAGGTCGTACCATGTCGGACGTGTGTCTCGCTTGTTTTGTTGAATGGGTTATTATCAGAATAGATCAGGCTGTAAAGGGTTTTGGGGAGGGCGAAGATGGCAGGTGATGTAGAGTTTCGGTATATACCAATAGGGAAGCTCAAGGAGCTGCTGGCCGCCTACGAAGACACCGATATGGTGTGGCCCAACGATGTGCATAATTTGACAATCTTTCGCCCTGACCCTGATTGCGAAGACGGGCTGCGCATGATAGCGGCCATCAACGTGCGGTCTGAGGAGGTTGAGTGGGAGCCCGATGAGGAGGAAAGTGGAGAAGAAAAGAAGCCACCTATAGCAAATGCAGATAACAGACTCACATGCGTACGGTGCTTAAAGCCTTACCCTGTCGCAACTGAGCCATCGGGCTGGAGCATGCGGTTTATACGGCCTATAAGCGTGCTGCCTGAGCATTTGTTGAACAAGCTGGAGCACTCAATGGGAGTAATAGATCCTGCTTCCTACCTGTGCGGAGACTGTTACTTTGACCTGATGGAGGAATGAAATGAGCGACTTTCAATACTCTACGTATGCCCCACCCCTGGTGCTGCTCAACCTGGGCACCGATCGCTGCCCAACATGGGTGAACCCTGAAGAGATCGCTGCAATGGAGTATCCGGAGTTCGACCAAAGACGCACCAAAATAATCTTGAAGTCGGGGCAAGCTGTTTACTCTCAACGCCCTATCTATGAAGTTGAGAGGATAATACGAGGATCGTCCAAGAATAAAAGTACACCTGCTGGAGAATAACTATGGATCCTGATTTTGACATAATGCTACAGCACCCCCCTGGGTCCCAGCTCAACGACTGGGTAGCCAGGTATGCTATGGACCAGCGCAGAGTGGGTGACTGCTCCTTGGGCGACCCCCTATGTTTGGGGAAATACGAGCCGCAGGTGGGGCGCTGGCCCTGCCTCCCACCCTACAGCAACAGTGACGACATGGCCGCTGCCTGGCTGGTGCTGAAGAAGCTGGGCCTGAGTATAGGCCCTCACGATGGACAGTGGCTGGTAACCAACAACAATCGCTGGGACGGCAACTGGGGTTACCCGGACTCATTCGATGTGAATGCCGATGAACCGGCCCTTGCTATCTGCAGGGCCGCACTCAAACTTGCACAGCAGAGGCAGGCAGGTGTACAATTACCGTGATGCTATATGTGGGAAGTGGAGTTCGCAACGGCCGCCCACAAAAAGACCCGTGGTTCGAGGTAGCATTCAAGTCCTGGCTGTAAGATCTGTGAATGTTCTAGGCGTGAGCAGGGAAGACAGTTAAGGTGGAGTCGTACGGCGTTGCAATGCGAGTGGCGCCGTACGGCCAGGACCAGCATATAGGAGGAAAGCAGTGGCGGACGAGGTAGTAAGTGGGAAGGTATATGGAGAGGGGACCGGGGCCACAGTCACTTTACTGTGCAGCGGCTATGTAAGCAAGTCGCCTATCACGATTGATGGCCGCAAGACTGTAGCGCCTAGGACCGGCATCAATGTGTGGTTGTGGCTCCAACTGGCGTACTTGCTGGACCGCGCTCGTGCGTGGGCCGCACGCAAAGCTAACAAGGCCAGGTGGGGAGAGGACAGTTAATGTGGGCGGGTAGCTCAAGCGGGAGAGCGGGTTGAAGGGCGGCAGCACTGATCAGCGTAAGTCCGGCTTAGTATGCCAGGTCGCAGGTTCGAGGCCTGCCCCGTCCACCAAACTTCTTTTGGAGGGACAATATGACCCAGGATAACGAGCCTGAACCGACACCAATAGAGCTTGCAGTCCAATATGCGGGTGCAGAAGCTGTAACAGAGTTAACAAGGGAGCGTGACGAAACCCTGGAGCAGGTATTCGAAGAACTATTGGAGAGGTTCAAGGAAGCCGACACAGGTTGGACGCAGCATGCTGGGGCAGACCTCAGCGGCGCGGCTGTATTTCTGGAAATGGAGCTACAATCTTATAGGGATCGCTTCAAAAAAGCACAGGGGAGGAAAAGCAACTAACGAAGCAGAGCAGCTGGTGATAGCGCAGGCGACCGGGCAGCCCGTTCGATTCGGGCTTAATCAATGGACTGTGTGCCGAATGAAGCAGGTGCCTGAGCGGGTTTGATCCCCGGCTCTGCTACCAAATAAGGGCCGGGGATCAAACCCGGCCCTTGTGTATCCAATTGTATTATGGTATTATGTAGTCCTACCCCGGCGATCGTATTGCCGGACAAGGGCCGCCCGTGAGAGTGGCCCTTCTTTATGCGTCCAGCTCGTAGATCTCAAATGAGACCCTGGGCTCCCCCACCCCGTCGTAAATCAGTAGCACCTGGGGGATCGTCTGCTCGTTGTCATCGAGCCACAGGCCGGCGTCGGTGAAGCCGTCTAAGATTGGTTTACAATACAGGTTGTGGATGTCGCGCCGGATTTTGTTCTCCCTGGTGACGCGCACGACGATCAGGGCGTGAGCAAAGACGTAGTTGTGCTTGTTGACCCAGTTGAGGGCTACCATCTTGCCCTCGTTACGCCAGTTTTGCTCGAACCTGTTCCTGGCGTGGGTGTTGGCGGCCACCTTTATCATATCGTTCACCGAGGGGAGCCTCGGAAAGTCTATGACAACGACCGGCGTGCCGTGGATCACGATGTGTGCCATTAGGCAGGTGTCGTGTTAGTCTTGATGTCCTCAAGCAACCCTACCATCTCTTCCAGCAAGGCTTCTACGCCACTGTTGTCCACAACCACACCGTACACAGCGGGCACCGCATCCTCGCCCCCCGTAAGAGTTGCCCCCGATGGCGTCAGATTTGGGTCATTCGTTGAGATAGTAAAGGCGTTGCCTGCGGCACCGGGGGTGTCGTGCGTGATAACAACGCTAGTAAACACCCCGGTGTCTACAACATAGGTCGCAGCCCTGACTAGGGGGGAGGCATGAGCATTAAGGACGGCTGCTATGTTGGTTGCAAAAGCGGTTTCGTCTACGCCTCTGTTGATTATCGTACCTCCCAGGGTTTGGCCAGACGTTGCAATACCGAACGCCACTCCGTTGATCGTGAGTACGCGCCCGGTCGTACCCTGATCGGAAAGAGTAAGCATGCCCGTAGCCGCCACTGCTGCCACTGCTGCCACCAGCCCCACCAGGGGTAGGACTTGCACGGCGCCTCCAACAACACCTCCTACCACCACGGGGTTACCCACAACCTCCTCACCCACCTCGGTGGTGCCCTGCATCTGCCGCGCATCTGCGCCCACTGCTGCGGATGAATCGGTGTTATCGATGAGCGCCTTCAATAGCTCACTCTGAGATGGCATGTGCTTCCTCCTAGTTTGCTGAACGCCAGTCCCGCACCTGGCGGTAGCATTCGGTTGAGTTCATCAGTTGTTTAGGGGACCAGCCGCCGCCTGCGGGATCCCCGTTCATCACAAACGGGAACATCGCTATCACCCTTTGAATGGGGAGAGTGGCGGTCGCGATGTTAAGGGTGCGGGCCATGTGCTCCTCGGTCGTCAGGCGGTTGTCGCGCACGTTCACCTCGTCGAGGATTACTTCCTTGTGCCGCGACGCCACCACCTGGTTGAGCTTGCGCATGTAGCGCTCGCGTATATCGTAGTCGCTGCCATCCCAGGGGTAGATATGGTCGCAGTTATAGGTGCAGGCGTCGTAGGCGTTGCGAGTGTCCTCTATCCAGGGATAGAACCCCGGCTGTGGCCCTTCGTCGGGTGCAGGCCCGAAGGCCATACCGGGATCTCGGTGCGTCCAGCCGGGGGAGCAGAAGCGCACCTTCTGCCACTGAGCTATCAAGCGCATGCGCTCGACCGCCCTCGCGTGCCGGCGAACAGGGTTGTCGCCTTTATCGTTGGTCCTGTTGCCCCAGTCTCTGGAGCCGTAGTGCCACTTGAAGCGATTCTCAGGCTCGCAGCCGCAAATCACCGCCCACACGTAGTCTTTCCAGATAGTGAGCCAGCTGCTGAAGTCCGCTGCGTCGTCTGGGCGGTCGTAGTCGCTCTCTTCAAGACGCACGATCGTGCGGATTTTACGGTCGCGCAGATAAGGCATATCCTGGGCAGCATGAGCCTTCACCAGCATCACCAGGTCGACGCCTGACAGCTCAAGGCCATCACGCTCGCGCTTGCCCATCGGCAGTGAAAAAAATAGGCCCAGGTTCCGCTTTTCCATCTTGCTATCCTGATAAAACCCTGCTATAATAGGGGTGCGTTAGACGCGCGCTACCCCTGACGACTGCCATCTAATGGGGATAGTTTTGAGAGGTTGCCTGCTACCCCTAAAGCTCTTGCAGGTGGCCTCTTTTTCTTATGCGCGGTTTCCGGCCCGGCGCTCAGCCTCTTCGTTTTTGGCCCTGGTGAGGCCGCGGCTGAGCTTGGGGGCAGGCGGTGCTTTGGCGGGCTTCTCTTCGACAGCAGGCTCTTCAGCTTCTCCGACGGTCCAGGTGCCGCTGGGCACAGGACCCGGGGAAAACGCCGGTTGCTCAGGGAGAAGAAGGGGAGCAGCCACAACCCCTTCTTCTCCCTGCTGACCGGAACCAGGAGGAAAGTCGGATAGTTGGTCGCCAGGTGACGACCCCGAAGCTGTTCCCAGATTCTCCTCCCCCTCATAGACTATAGTTTCTTCTGGATCCACAATTTCCTCCTTATTGAACACGGGCGTCAGGCGCTCGCTTACTTTTTTTTTACCCTTCTCGTTACCTATGGGACCCGCATTGACCGGGGCCCCGGACAGAGGCTCAAGCTCGGTCTCCGTGCCGTCGGCCGGCGAAAAGCCCTCGCCCATTTGTATGCCCTCGCCGAGCAGCCCCTCCATCTCCTCTTCGACACCCTGGACCTCCTTGGCTTCGCTGTAGCATTCAAAGAACGGCTCAGGGTGCCACTCCCCCTGGAGTACCTGCACCTTTCCTGGAGGGGTCCACTCTACTTTTTCGACCAGCGGGGTGGTGGGCGGGCTACCATACTCAGCGTCGCCCTGGTCGTCGTCCGGCTGCAGGGGGTTCATATTGGACTGGGGGGCAAGCATGGGGTGGACGCTTGCGGTTATCGCATTGGGGAGCACATAGTCTACGGGCGGCGCTACGGGGACCTCCTTGCGCATGGTGAAGCCGTGGATGATTTGAGAAAAGCCGAAGGCCGCACCCATGACTGCGAGGTGGACCTCTTTATCGTAGACCCAGTATTCGAGCCACCAGACCCCCAGGCCCACGTAGAGAAGCGTGGGTATACCCATGCCGAGGGCCACGGCCAGGAAGCGCTTGCCACGGGGGCCGGGCTCCCAGTACCACGTCCAGGGGCCCACCTTGAGGCCGTCCTTCAACACATCGAGGGCCCTGGGCATCACCCACTGCTGGAGCAGGCCGGCGCCCGGGCCGAGGGCCAGCAGCAGCAGCCCCCTCACGTCGACGCCCGTATCGGGCTGCTGCAGGGCAAGTAAGTAGAGCAGTATCAGGTCCAATCTTTTCCTCCTATGCTGCCGGCTGTAAGAGCGCCGGCTCAAGGTTTCTGTCGTAAAACGACCTAGATGTGATAAAATAGGCACAACAAAACCTCGCGCTGCTGCTAACAGCCGAGGCACGGTCAATCTACCAAGGAGACTGACATGCCCATTATAACAGATACTGATATGCCCCCACAGCCTGAGGGCAAAATTTGCTCGAAGTGCGGAAATTGGCGACCAAGTGATAGTTACTTCTTTGACAGAGGTAAGCGTCGCGCTGACTGCAGCGGCTGCAATAAAGCGCAAAGTCGTGCTTATCACGCGGCTCATCGTACTCAATGTATTGAAAATCGACTTGCAAACATTGAAGAATGCCGAGCTTACGGACGCCGAGCGGCCAAACAAGCATACGCACGTCACCAGCAACGCATCCTTGAGCGTAATAGAGCTTGGCGCGCAGCAAATCCCGACAAGAAGCGGGCCAGCGACCGAAACTATGTTTTGTCGCACAGAGAGGATGTCCAGGCTCGAAGCCGTGCGTATTATACGGCTAACAAAGGGAAGCGTCTGCGCCCGCCCGCGAACCGCGAGCAGCACCGTCTCTATGAACGGGCCTACAGGCAGCGACATCCAGATCGACGGCTCGCCAGCGACCACGCCAGACGCGCCAGACTCTCTGGGAGTTACGGTGCATTCACAGCAGAGCAGTGGGAACAGCTGAAGGCCCGTTATGATCGTAGGTGTCTCTGCTGTGGGTTGCAGGAGCCCGGCATCGTTCTTACAAGGGATCATGTGGTCCCTCTGAAGCATGGTGGGTTGAATACGATTGAGAACATTCAACCGTTGTGCGGCTCTTGCAATTCGCGTAAACATTTGAAGCATATTGATTACCGATAATCTTCTAGGCCGCTATTTGTAACAATGCAGGTTCTAAGTTTCTATCAGGGCGATACCAAAGTGGAATTTGCCATTCGGCGCTTGGCCAATGTGCTCTAATTTCCATCACGCGCCGCCACATGCGAGCGCCGTCGAAGTCGGTGGGGTCCGACTTGCGTCCTCGCGGGAGGGCTACCTCACGGTGATAGCGCACCCAGTAATCGAAGATGTGGAAGCGGGCCGTATCGTAGGCGATCGACTGGGCCACAGCCTCGTATTGCAGATCAGTAATGTTGTTGACGCCGTGCTTGTGCTCGACCTCATAGCCGATCGAGAAGTTGTTCCAGTCGCTGCGCCCGCCAAAGCCGCTGACGCCCGCGTGCCAGGCCCTGTCCCACTCATTCACCATCTTGATGATTACGCCGTCGCGCCGGATCAGTTTGTGGATCGACACCCCGTGGCAGCAGACCATCCACGGCTCAGAGTCGAGGCCCTCGGTGGTGTGGAGCAAGATCGCACCGCGACCGTCGACGATGTCCTGCAGACCACGCCTGCGGGCGTCATAGACACCGCCATCGCCCTTCTTGAGCTGCCTCCTGGTGAGGTGCGTTCTATCCTTTACAATCACTCCGTTCACTGGCTCTCCTCCTCGGCCTGGGTCTTCGTTTGCTTATCCGCGTCAATGCCCATCTCGGTCATACCGGGTACCCGCTTGCGCCAGCCGGGGCCGAGCTCCCGGTTCAATGTCTGCAGAAAAAACTTCGCTTCGTGCTGCCAGGACCCTATTATCTTGTTCAGATACTCAACTTCGCGATCGTGGTCGGCTTTTTCACCCTCCAGCAGCACGATTTTGACGGCATCTTCCTGGCGAGCTTTGCGACACTCATCAAGTTCCTTGCGTTGAGCTGCCACATCTTCCCGCAGGCCCTTGTAATATGCCTGCTCGTCCGTGGCCTGCGAGTCCGCAGAGCGCGTGCGTCGCCCCCAGATATTGCCTGCAATGTTGATAAGAGCTATCAACACGGTGGTAATTAACGCCGCGTAAGGCCCCCACTGGGAGACGTCCACTCACCTCGTCCTCCGACGACTAGCAATACGTTGCACTCTGCTTACCGCCACCGGGAGCTCAGCGCCGATCAGCTTCCAGTAGGCGATCGAGCAGACGGCAGTGAAGGCCGCGTAAGGGAGCGCAGCTACTTTCTGGGCACCGAGAAACCCTATCAACACGGCAACACCCCCCCAGAAGGGAGCGGCGATAAGACTCGTAGAGACCCGCATCCAGCGAATAGACCACAGCGCGCCTATTACCTGCACCAGGCCTATCACTGTAATGACGTTTCCCCACACCGCCCGGCTGCCCATCAGAGCAAACATGGTGGTCATAACCATTGACCCCGCGGTGTCTGAGGGCGCTCTGTCCAGGATATTGAGACCCCAGCCGACCGCGAGTAAACCCGCCAAGCACTCCGCGATGCGCATGGGCCCTCGGAAAAGGTCGACCGGCTGTTTGACGAGGTTCCGTAGAACGTACTCGGCCCTGAGCCTGGCTACTCGAAGCCACACCGGCACCCACACTCTCAGCTTCCCTCGCAAAACATCCCACCTGGAGCGTGGGGGTAACACAAAAGTCGTCCTCTGGAAGCGATAAAGCCTTCCTGTTTTTATCAATAACGTGCCCTCTATCTAGCGTATTCACCTGTTACCTTAAGTATACCATGATGGCATAAAAACGACGTGGCGTTTTGCACATGCCTCGTATGGCGCTGTACGGCACCGTATGGCTTCGTCGTAAATATGCATAGCTCTACACACCGATGCTCGGATCTTTGACCTACCGGCCCACAGGCCCCGGCTCCTTGCCACCCGGCAGGTACTTTACCGACAATGCGGCCACACCGCTATCGAATGCCGCCCTCTCGAGTGTTACCACCCAGTCGCCCAGTCGGAACATGTGCAAGAAGGCGTGATGCGCCTCGTTCCCCTTATCCAGCGTTTGTTCAACGATCGGCTTGCCGCCCTTTGCCGGCACCCTGGTAACGATCGTGAGGTTGCCTTCTACGGTCCTGGGTTGAATGTGATCCGCCATTTGATACCTCCTAAATCTAGTGTTCTATGATAAAAGCCCTAGTGCCCTGAGCGCGTCGTATGCTTTTTGGAGCATGGCTTGCTCGGTAGCCGTATAAGAGCTGCCCGCCTTCGCGGCCCCTCCAGCTTGCTGGCCTATTGAAGGGACCCCAAAGAGACCCACTGTGCCGTTCGCGTTCAACTCACCCCCTACATTTGCATCGCCTCCCAGCAACAGGTCCCCTGATACCACAGCTTGACCCAAAGTAGCGGTGCCTGCCGCAAACCCACCTACGGCATCGCGCCTCATCAGCGTAGAAACGGTGGGTGCATCCGTAGCAGCGTCGAGCATCGCCTTGTCTGCCGTGGACATGGACCCGGGCGTGAATATAGTTGCCGGCTCTATGCCTAAAACAGGGACATCGGGCGTGCCTGTGTCCGTAAGAGGAGCCGTGACAGCAACCGAAGCCACTCCTTCATCAACCCCCTCGGACACCTCTACAACTCGCCCGTACACATCAACCGTGACCGTAGCATTTTCGTAAGTGCCCTCTACCACGCCTGACGCCGACATGCCTATGCGGGAGACAGCCCCCAGCGTCACGATGTCTATCGGCCCAAGAGCTTGCAGCTCGGTGAGGTAGGGCCCGGACTCCGGGGAGACTGTCTCCACCTCACCGTCGGTGTGTATCACTGCCTCGTACTGGTGGAAAGAGCGGTCCACTATCTCGGTCACCAGGTAGGTGGCGCCCAGGGGCGAGGTAGTGGGGTCATCGTTGGCGGGCAGGTTGAAGCGAGCGGTGCCCGTCTCGTCCAGGCTCTCCGACCAGGTGTCGATCGGCTGGACGTCCCCGGTCTTCGTGTCCCGCATCTCCCGTACCAGCCGGTACGCGAGGTAGCCCGACGACGGGGAGCCGTCGGGCTTGATCTTCGTTACGGGGATGTGAACGGTGGTGAACGGCATGGCTAGTTGTGCGTGATTATCCAGGCGCCGGCAGCTATGGTAAGCGAGCCGCCACTCAATACCTCCCGCACGTCATTGGCATCGCCACGCCACCTGAGATTGCCGCCGGTCGGCGCGTCGTATAGGCCGCCCCCGGTTACTACCCCCCAGTTTGACGATGCGGGTCCAAAAGATATGGGCAGGGCATTGGACTTGACACCCCCCGGCGCTATCAAGGGGAAGTTGATCAGGTTGTTGGCGATAGCCACCCGCGCGTAGCCGCCGCCGCTCACCTCTACCCCGCCCGTGCCGTCGTCGAAGGGCGTTGTAAGGAACAGCGCCGCGTAATAGGTGCCCACGGGCGTGTAGGCCACCCCTCCGAACTGCATATTCGAAATCTTGGCCTCTTCAAAATCTGTCATACTACCAGGCATTTGTTTCTCCTTCTAACTAGGGCAGCACCGGCAGCCCATCTATCCCCCTGACGGGGGAGTCTCCTAACGGCGTTATCCGTGTGACCCACTTCATGCGGGTCTCCGGCATCAGCAATATCTGCGGCTCGGCGTCCGACACGATGCGTGTGAGCACCAGGCCGGACGGTGTGGAGGCCACCTCGGCGAGCGTTGGCCGCCCGATACGCTCCATGTTGGGCGCGCACGGCACACACGACGTGCCATGTCCGTTGCGCACGATGACATGGTGGTCGTCGTACTTCTCGATGCACGAGAGTATCCTCGTGCCTGACATACCTCTCCTAGACATACCTTTTCCTTTCGGCTGCAAGCACCTCACCGACATCGACCCACTGCGCTGCGTTTTCCGGCTTGCACAAATCACACATGCAATTGTGATAGTGGATCGTTACCCCCTCCGGATGTGCCAGGGCGCATAGATCGCACGAGCACTCCGGATCCGGGTAAGGCATCGGGTGAACGCCGCCTTTTAGTTTGTTTACCTTGCCGATCATCTGGCTCCTCCTAAACTAGATAAGGTTTATCCACCGACACCTGCGCCATCTCGGTCACCAGCTCCTGGGTATTCCACCACGTGGTAATGCGAGTAGAGCGCCACTTGCCCCGAAGCTCAGGCGGGGGGTCCCGGTACTCGATAATCAGGTCGGGCCGCACGTAAGGGAAGGCGTCCATCAAGGTGACCAGGGCGCGGGCCCCCATCCACTCACGCTGCAGGGCCCTGTGAACGATCCCCTTGGCATACATCATGGCCTGCCCGTGCTGCGACGGCAGGCCCGCCGCCACCGACACCGACTGGGTGACCGTGCCCGCGCCGTCAGGCCAGGGAGCGACGCGCCCCGATGCGGTGTTGGGCCGCGCTTCCACGTTGTCCACCACCGTCACCACATTGCCCGCCCGGCCCCAATCATCCTCCTGCATCTGTATGGGCAGGGAGATCGCATAACGTGGGTCGATCTCCATATCTACCTCGGCGTTTCTGGTCGGGGGTAGAGACGCGCGCAGCACGCCACCCGCCCAGAAGTCGTACCACCAGGTGAGGCCCAGGTCCCCCCACATACGCTGCACGTCCTGCATCAGGTCCACGTCCTCGCCCGTCTCGTTCACGGTGAAGTGGGGCGGGGTGATGCCCAGGCGTGGCACCTGCAGCTTGAACTGGTCGAGGCCCAGCATGTGGCACCACACGTAGTAAGCAATGTAGTCATCGTTGTGCATCGACATGCCGAGCTTGGCGTCCCACGGCAAATTGGGGTCGGCGGCGTATACCTTGTCGCGCATCATCACCAGCTGCCACTCGCGCACCCTCTCCTCCGGCGTTTTGTACTCGTCCCGGTATTCGCGCCCCCTCGGCCAAGGGAGGCCCATGAACCCCTGCGTCTGGTAGGAGCGCGTCATGGCCCGCAGCGGGCTGAAGAGGCGCATGGTGATGATCGGCCCCTCCTCTGAGCGCAGAGGCTGGCCGGTATCCGCGGTGCCGAAGAAGGGGCAGGTCCAGGCGCCCCAGCCTCCAATATCGAGGAACTCCAGGCCCCCAAGCCCCGTCTTGTCGCGCCAGCCCCCCTTCACCCAGATCATGGCGTTGTGACCTTTTACGTCGCCGTACAGGGACGTGTGGTTGTAGTTATCGACGTCGAGGAGCTTGATCTCGGCCTGGTCCGGCCCGCCGTCGACGCCCCAGTCGGCTCTGCCCTCGAAAGCCGTGAAGACGTCCTGCCAGGGGTAGCCGTAGGTGAGGCGGTGAACGCGCTTCTGTCGCCGGTCGACGTAGAAGACATCCAATCCGCCCGACAGGCGCGGCACGAAGGCACCCTGGCCAACGGGCATGCAGGCCTCCATGGTAGCGCGCCCGGTCACCTTGAGCGGTCCCACCCACATGGTGGTCTGCTGGGCGATCGCCGGCTGCACACCCGAGTGGCCGATGAAGAAGCGCCTGGGCCACCGGCCATTGCGAGGCTGCTCCCAGTACTTCTCAGTGGGGTGGGGCATATACCGGTTCTGCGTGGGGTGAGCGTCGCTACCCCCTATATCGACGTACTCACGCTCGTCGAGCAGCCCCGTCTCGCGGTTGATATACCCCTTGTAAGGTATGAAAGGTAGCCACGCTTCCGCCCTCGAGCGCCTCCAGTAGAGGCGAAACATATCGTCCGCGGGCGTGTACGTCAGCCGGAAAAGGTAAGGCTTCGCCGAGTTATCCGCACGGCGCTCGAAACCCTCGAACGCCCAGGGTATGGGGTGCTGGAAATACTCATCGGCATCGCCGCCGTGCCCCACCGGCAGGCGGGCGTTGGCGATACGCTTGTCGTTGAGGATGGGTTTACAGAAAGTCACCCGCATGCCGCGGGCTATATCGTGCGGGTGGGGCAAGCGGTCGGGCAGGTAGGCGTCGTTACCCGCATGTGCATCCAGGCGGAAGATCGGGGTCTCGGGGTTCGCCGGGTCGTCTATCACGAACCAGATGTTGTGGTAGGCCATCAACGGCTTGCTGAAGCGCACGGAGAACTCGGCCTCCATCGGCACGCCGGGGGTGAAGGGCGGGAAGGCCTTAGACTCGTCTTCGGTAGAGCGGGTCCACCAGTGCCCGAAGGAGTCGACCTGGTCATGTTTGTCGGGGTCGCTCTCGTCGGGCGGGTCCCCTTTGGAATCTATGCGCACCGACCGCCCGAACTCGGGATCGAACCCGTACTGGAGGCGCGTGGAGGGGGTCTTTATCCCCAGCCAGGTCTCGCGATCGTTGAGAGGCTGAACCTCATCACCGTTTTGGTCCAGCCGTACATTCCAGTCCTCTCGCCACTCCGAATTGTACGGCCCCGCAGGGTCGGGCTTGGCGTCGAATATCCCCCACTTCGAGCCGTTGAAGGGCACCAGCTTGTTCTCCACCGTCCAGGTGAAGGGCCTGGTGGAGGCGTCGAATACAGAGTGCTTGAGGCGGGAGGTGCCGGTGGTACGCAGCGAATAGAGGATCACCCGCCGCCCCTTTGGAAAGTGCCCGAACTCGTTGTTACCGCCCGCGCGCCCGATCGACAGCCACTCGACAGCGTTGGTCGACCCCAGGTCCAGACCGATAGACTTTGTCTCCGTATAGATGCCGGTGGGGTCTTCGTTGAGCAACTTATGGCCCACCTGGAATTTGAGCTCGTCCGCTATGTTCTGCGGGGTCGCAGAACGGTTGACGTGCGCCACTGCCAGGTTCCAGTAGCCACCCGCGGCGCTGATATCGTACACCTTCTCATAGGGCAGCCAGTTGAGGTCTATGCCCGACACCACGCCAGAGGCGTCCCACTCGAAGCCGCGCGGCCTCCAGTCCGCCGGGGATTGAGAGGTTGCGTGCCAGCGCAGCAGGTGGTCGGTGTAGTGCTTGTAGAAGAGGAATATGCGCCCGTCCGGGTGTGCAACGAGCTTCGGCTGCATGTGGGTATAATCCCCCACCCACACCTTTTGCCAGGTTACGCCGCGGTCCAAAGAAACGTAGAGAAAGGTCAGCCAGGAGTTCGAGCCGTCTTGCACGCGGGTCGCCAGGATCAGCGCGGTCTCGCGGTCCATATCCGCGGCCCCGGCCCCCGTGATTGGGTCGTAACCCGCCACCATGCTTAACGTATGGACCGGCCGGCGCCCATTGTTGAACACCATGCGGGGGCGCCCGTACGCCTCTGCCCCACCCTGCAGACGAAACTCTACCTTATTGGCGAAGCCTTTGTTGGTGCCTATGCTCTTGACGGTGGCCATCGCGTAGCGCATGTCGCCCATGCGGCACATGGCGAGCGCATCGGGGCCGCGGTGCTCGGGCCCAGGATCGCCTATAATATCCCCCTCGATGTCAGGGCCGTCAGGTATATCCGCGTCTGTGTCGTCGTCCTCCATGTACTGGCGGCGCGGGTTGTGCGACCAGCCGGGCCGGAGCACGTTGGGGGCGATCTCCACGTATACCCCCGAGCGACGCAGTGGGTGGTTGCCTATATCTATATTCTCGTTCGCCGGCACTATACGCGCGGGGATAGAGGCGCCTTGCGTCCGCGTCTCGCCGGGATCGAGGCCTTCAGGCAGGGCAGGGTACGTGACCGTGAGATCCAGGTCCACCTGGTCGTCGCCCCGCCCCTTGCGCTTGAAGGTGATGGGTAGGAGCTGGGTATTGAGATAGAGGTCCACCGAGGAGCCGCCGTCGAAAGTGAACGACAGGAGATTGTGAGTAGTGAAGGAGAGGAGCATCTTGGTCTCCCCGCCCATCTCCAGCTCCAGGGGGTAGTCGTGCATCTCCTCCATGTCGATATCTACCGAGGAGCCGCCGTCGAAGGTGAACGACGTTGACTCGGCGCCCAGCAGAAGGTCTACCGAGGAGCCGCCGTCGAAAGTAAATGACAGGGGCTGCACGGACGTGAGATCCAGCGTCGAGCGAGACCCGCCGCCCCGCATATTGAACGACAGGTGGGAGAGATTGATGCGAATATCGCCCTCTCCCGTGACCCTTATCTCGTAGTCCGACCCGGAGTCGTACGATGAAGAGAGCTTGAGGTCTATCGAGGAGCCGCCATCGAAAGCGAAGGAGAGTTGGATATAGGCCTCTCCCTTGGCGAAGCCGCCTATCTCTATGATGCCGCTGGAGCGCCCTTCGTTGGCGAAGGAAAGATCGAGAGATAGGCCGGACTCGCCCTTGGAGACGAGCTCCAACGGCACGGCCCGGCCTATACCCGGAACGGGCGGGCCTTCGAGCTCAATAAATCCGGAAGAATACCCCTCGGCCACTCTAATCGTACCTCGTGTAGATCGCTATCGACCCCGGCGGAAAGTCGGGAGGCGCACCGGTGGCTATATGCAGCACCGCAGTCAAAGCCTGCCCGTAGACGAAAGCCTCTTCATCATCGTCGGATGATGCATCCCAGAAACCGATGTGGGTAGCGTCGTACGGGCTCGTAGCCTCCGGGAAGAGAATGCGTACGTTGTTCGACACTCTCGGGTCTAGGGCATCGGGAAAAGAGTGGGTTACTTCAACGCGCGCGTAGCCGTGCCCGCTCACCTCATGGAGGCCGAGGCCACCGGGGTCGTCGGTGTGCAGCGACATCCAGATACGCGATATGCGCCGCGGTGCGGCGCCGTTGAAGAGGTAGTTGAGGTGGTCGATCCCCCTGACCCTTGATATTCCTGCCATGTTGCCTCCTAGGCCCGAACGCGCAGCGCGCCCGCCGGTATGGTTACGGGCGTGCTCGGCTGTATAGTGCGAGGTATATTGAACGCGGTAAAGAATCGAAAGTGGATGGGCGAAGTCGACGTCGGGTGGGACCACACGCCCCAGTGGGTGGCCACCTGCAGGGCATCGATTTCCGCGACCTCTATATCGGCGGGGTTCGTCACCAGCCGGCCGCTGCGGTCGAACCCCCCGGTGACGTCCACGCGCGTATAGCCCCCGGCCGTCATCTCGTGGGTGACCACCGAGTGCGTCAACTGGTTCTCCACCGGCTGGGCGGTATGCAGCGAGAGGTAGAGGGATGGCGGGGCTATGAGCAGGGCGTCCAGGGTCTCACCCGCGGTCTGTTCGGTCAGGCCCATCTTTACTCCTATAATTGAACTTCAATCTCTCTCCACACGATCGAGAAGGGCTCGTAAAACCCACGATTGTCAGCGGTCTTAAGGGGCGGAAAGGTCACCGCAACCTTGAGGTCGCGCCAAACGATGTCTGTGCCGTCTGGGTTCTTGCCGGCGTAGGTGTCGATGTAGCAGATCGGGTTCGACCCGATGTACGACTTGATGGCGTTGATGGCCTCCGCACGGCGCTGCCCGAAATGCCAGGTCACGATACGCAGCCTGCCCCCCGGCGGCTCGATCACTATAACCCCGCCAAGCACCGCCTTCTCTATGGTGGGCGTGAGATCCACCTCGTGAGATGTGGGCCAGGTGAGGTCCACTACCGATGCGCCCGAATTGTCGAGCGGGTTGCCGTTGATGGCGTACATCAGCCCCTCCCTTCCCTGGGCAGCGTGCCCGCCAAAGACCGCAACTGCCAGGTCTGCGCGTTCGCTATCTGTGCCGCCGTGGCGTGCGGGTCGTGGGTCTCCGTGACGTTGTTGGTGATGTTCGCGACAAAGCTGGATCCCACCGAGAAGGGGGTAGGCCCGCCTGGACCTGGTCGCGGCATAACGGGCTCCCCACCCACGGTCGTGCCAGGCGCAGGCGGTGCAGCCGCTGCTGCTTCCCTGGCCCTGGCTTCGCGTTCCAGGCGGTCCATCTCAGCCTCGGCGGCTTCCAGGCGCCGCTTGGCCTCACGAGCGGAAGCCGCGTCCCCCTTGCGCCGGGCTTCTTCGAGAGCGCGCCGGTAACGCTCGATGCCGAACTGGGCGCGGGCGATCAGGTTCTGCTCAGACTCCGCGTCCTTCACCCCCAGTTCTACCGCCGCATCGGCCGCCTCTTTGAACTGGTCGGCGGCAGGCGACGTCTCCTTGACGCGCTCCAGCATCTCCTGTAGCGCTGCCTGCATGTCGGGCAGCTCCCGGCCCTCAAAGGCATCCACCAGGCCCACCAGGTTCTCGATAGCCGCCTGCGCGCGCTTAAGGCGCGCCCTCAACTGCTCTGCCAGCTTGTCGTCACCACGCTTCTCGGCAGCGTCGATCGCTCGCAGCAGGTCTTGCTCCAGTGTTCTCAGGCCGTCCAGCTTGCGATTAGCCGCCCCCAGACGCGCCTGCTCCTCGTCCGAAAGTGCGCCCGTCCAGCTCTCCGGCGAAATCCCCGGTATGGCAGGTATACCGGGTACAGGCACCGCAGGCACCGCAGGCACCGCAGGCACCGCAGGCGTGCCCGGTGTTCCAGGTATCGGGGGCGTGGGGGGTGTTGCGTCTTCAGTGTGCTCCGCTGTATCTTCGGTATTCTTTGCCGTTTCTTCCGCGCTGCCTGCAATCCTCTCGACGTGCTCGACCAGGCGGGAGTTGGACGCCAGCACCTGCTGCCACAACTCGTCTATGTTGATGCCCGCGGCCTTGGCGATCGCTGCCGTGTTGAGCTCGACGGCCAGCGTATTGCGGTCGAGCGCCGTGGTGTTCTCGTCGGAAAGATCGGCGAACAGGCCCGCCTGCACGTCACCCAGGGTGGCATCGGGGCTGGCGGATGCAAGCTCCCGCAGCCGCGCAACGAAGCGCCCCAGCGAAGAAGTATCATCGGAGGGCAGGTCGGGGAGGCCGCTGATAATGTCCGCGATCTTGGCGTTGGGGTCAGCCTCTTTCAGCTGGCGCAGGATCGCCGTGATCCCGGGCTCGTCGATCCCTGCGGTGCCCAGACCCTTCAAGAATTCCCGCAAGCCGAGGGCGATGCGGCGAGCACCCGCCGACAGGTTGACCACGTCACCAGGCGCCCCGACCCCCAGCTCCTGAGCCTGGCGCAGCCTGTTGAGCTCAGGATCCTCGAAGATCAGCTTGCGCAGCGCGTCGATCGTAGTGTTCGGGTCGAGCATCGCGATCAAGACCTTGAGGCGCTCGGCGAAGGGGCCCTTGGCCTGCACCAGCAGGGCCTGCACATCCCCGATGGTGCGCGTGCCCTCGACACGGCGCAAGGCGTTCAGGAAGTCGGCAACGAAGGGATCTATCTCGCCGGGAGGCGCCGACTGCAGCTGGAGCAGTATAGCGTTCGCCACCAGGGCGGTAGCGTTACGCACCGAGCCGTTCCCCTCGAAGAGGAGGGCCTTGATGTCGGCCGCCGTGATGCGGTCTCGCGACACGCCCAGGGCCTGGAGTATATCGAGTATACGCTGGAGGATCGGGTCGCCAGGGGTCGCCCGAAGCTGGCCCTGCAGCTCGAAGAGGGTACGGTCGTCGGGCGCGCCCGCTATCACCTTGAGGAAGTCGGCGATCTCTTCCTTGCCGGAGTTCGCCGTGAGGAGCGCTATGAGCTCGGGGACCAGGGTGCGGTCTGCGGTCGCCGCCGCCACGTTGCGTATCGCCTGGCGTTCAGGGTGCGCGCGGTTCAGCTCCTCTTCGGCGAACTGATCGCGCAGCCCCGGGTGGCGGGCGAAGAAGTCGTCCCACGCCTTCTGTATCGCCACCTCGTCGAGACCCACGTCAAGCCCTACCTCTATCTTGCGAGGCAGGCCGTTCGGGAACATCTCCTCCATGAACTGCTGGGTGACCGACTTGCCTGACGCGGCTGCCCCCTTCTTGCCGCCCGGCAAGAGGCCAAGCTCCTGCAGCACCAAGCGGATCTGCTCAATACCGCCGGCACCGAGCAGCTGGGCCGAGGCCCGCAGCGCCTCGAACGCCACTTTCATCTGGGAGCGCGCGAAGCCCGAGAAGCGCGCCAACTTGTTGGCCGCAAGCTCGGTGGCCCCCGATAGAAAAGCGTCTATCACCACGCTCATATCCCCGCCCGCCTCCTCGACGATACTCACCATGTCGGTGAGCACCTTGCGGGCGGCCGCGATCTTGGTGGTGGAGGTGCCCGCGCCCGGCTCCGCGCCGCCAACATCGGCCCCGCCCACTGCGGGCAGCACCCTGCGCGGGTTGACCGGCACCTGGGAGGTGGGGTTCTTTCCCTCACGAAACTCGAAGTGCAGGTGCGGTCCCGTAGACTTACCCGTAGAGCCGACGTAGCCTATCACCTGGCCCTTGGTGACGTGCTGGCCCACGCTCACCCAGGGGAAGGTCTTCCCCTTGTGTGGCAAGTGATCCATGTGAGCGTACCAGGTGGAATAGCCGTCATGGTCTACCACCACCAGGTTACCGTAGCCCACCGTAGACCAGCCTGCCACGCGCACTTTGCCGTCGTCGTAGGCCCTGATCTCTGTCCCCTGGACGGCCGCCAGGTCGATACCCGTATGCTGGCCACGCTGGGTGCCGGAGAACTCCTGGGTAACGCGGGAGAAGCCCGGGCCGAGCGGGAAGATACCGCCCCTGGCACCATCTCGCCCGATAGCTGTCGAGGGCCTCACCGGCACGCCCGAGTCGGCGTCGCCCGTGGCCTGCGCCATCGCCTCTTCAGTAGCTTCTTTGATATCGGAAGCGCTCTCGCGCACGGAGTTCAGGATACCCTCGATGAAGGACTGCCCTACCCTGATCCCCAGATTGCTGAACCCGATGCCTCTGTCCGCGTCACCCGTCGTAGTATCGCCGAAGAGCGACTCCTCAAGAGAAGTATTGATGCTTGACCCGAACTGGTCCGCCACCGCTTTGATCGCCGCCTGGCCCGCATCGGTTGAAAGGTACGCCAGGCCCTTGGGCCCTATCAGGCGCTGCGCCAGCTCGCCGGCTTTATTGATGGGCTGGTCGTCTCCCAGTGATATACCCATCGCGAGCAGCATGGTATCGATGACATCTTGACTGTACTGGCTGACCGCTGCCTGCGCGCCGGGACCTGCCATAACGCCCAGGCCCTCCGGCCCAACGACGCCCGCGCCTGCCGCACCCGCGGCTTCCGGCATGCCCATGAGAAGACGCGTAACGGCATCCACCTGAGCCCGCACCACGTCGCGCATGGCGGGGGAACCCTCCTCCACCCCGGCGGCCACGGCAGGGGGCACCGCCGCGCCCGCCTCCTTAGCCTCCACCGCCAACCCACTGACGCTGCGTTGCACGGGCTCTACGATGCCCTCGGCAGTAGCATTTGCAATTACGCTTTTACCTGCCTGAAGCCCCTCTGCCACTTTCTCACTAATCGTATTTGCAAGGCGCTGCATCTCGGGCCCAAACGGGCCTGCTATGCCCCCCAGGAGGCCTTTCAAACTCTCACGCAGCTGGTCGTTCAAACCGATGCGCTCGAGCAGTACGCGCCATTCTTCAGGGTGAGCAAGCAATTCTTCTCTGAGCGTGTCCCTGCCTTCTTGCGTTTTGAGGGCTTCTACGAGAGCATCCCGAATTGCTTTCTGTTGCTCGTGGGGAACAGGGTTGCCCAGGCTGGCTGGTGACAGCGCAGAGAATATCGCACTGCGCTGTACATCAGTGCCAAACAAAGGCGCAAAGGCCTGCACAACACCAGGCACCTTGAGATTTAATGGCGGTAGCACCGCCTGCACTCTGTCGGCTATACGCTCTTCGATAGGCCTCACCGCATCCACGGCTTCAGGGGCTAGGGCACGGGCCACCGCCTGCAGATCGCGCGCCGCTCGCGTTATCTCCTGTGCAGCAGCCGACTGTTCATATGCAGCTCCAATCTGGTCCCTGGCGGCCTTGTCCCAGCCCGTCACGTCCAGCACAGTAGCCGCGCCAGCTACCACGGCGCCGGCAGCGTCGAGGCCCAACGCCTTGCGGATAGCCTCTACCTCGCTACCTCCAAATACGCCGCTTCCCAGAATGGCGTTAAGGCGCTCAAGCGTGGCTCCCGACCCGGTAGCCGTAGGCTCGCCCTTCTCGCCCACCGTGCCTCGCACCGCTCTCGCCAACTTCTCAAGGAAAGCCGGGTCTTCGAAGAAGCGAGCAAGCTCTTCGCGGGTGCCACCGGCAGCGGCGAGTATCAGGAAATGAACCACGTCCGCATCCACCCCCACCTGGGGAACAAAGCTATCTGGAGGGATAAGGCCCTCGACTATTTCGGCTGCGGACAGGTTGAGGCCCGCCCTATCCGCCAGGCGCACCACCTTTTCCACCAGAGCAACCATCGTCTCCATGTCGCCGTTAAGCAGGTCCAGCTGGGCCTTGGCAAGCTCGATGTCTAAACGGTTCCGGTCAACGAACTGCTGCACCCTCTGAGTAGAGCTCAAGGGCTCAGTCCCAGGCAGCTTAGGCGGCGGCGTCTCAGTGGACACGCGCTTGGCGGCATCCTTGATGGATTTCTCCGCGGCCATGCGCTTCTCGATCGCCTCGGTCTCTTTGTTGAGCGCGTCGATCCGCGTCTGAGTATTGGCGACCGCATCGGTCGTTCGGTCGATCTCTTGCTGGCGCAGGCGGTCTGCTACTTCAAACTGGCCCTTGAGTATTTCAAGCTCGTTCTCAAGAGGCTTGGTTACTGCATCAGATTTTCGCTGGGCCGCCTTCTCCGCCCGCTCCATCGTCTCGATCTGGAGGTTCAGGCCATCGATAATCTCATCTATGGTCTGGTTAAACTGCCCCTTCTCCTCTTTGATCCCGTCGAGGGCCTTGCCCTGCTTTTCGAAAAGTATGTCATACGAGGACTTAAAGGTATCCAGTTGGCGCTGGGCCGCGCGCTCGGCGCCCTCCGCAGCCGCAAGCTCCTGGCCCTGCAGCGCAGCCACGTCTTCTTTGGTGCGGCCCAGCAGGTCGAGGAAGGCCTGGGCCACCTTTATCTTGGCGGCGGTCGCAAGGATAGAGGCATCGCGGTCGGCCTCCACCTTTTCGCGGTTCGCCGCCAGCAACTCGCCTTCGCGCTCCAGGCGATCGGCATTGCGAGCGCCGTCACGCTGTATATCTTCCAGGCGCTCTTTGGCGGCGCGCTGCTGCTCCTCGGCCTCGTCACGTATACGCTCGGCCTCATCGGCCTGCACCTGGAGGAGGGCGCGCCTTGCGGCAATGTCGTTCTCAAAGTTGAGGCGCGACTGCTCCTTCTCCTCTTGAAGGCGCTTGACCTCTTCCTGGTCGCCACGTTGGCGGGCAGCCAGGATACGCTGCTCGAAGTCGAGGTCGCGCTTATTCTGCTCGCGCTGAGCTGCCTTGATCTCCTTGGAAGTGCCACGCACCGCGGCATCCCGTACCTTGAGCTCGGCGCGGTACTTATCCTCGATGCGGTCGATCTCCTCTTGCTGGAGGCGCACATTCTCGCGCAGATCGAGCTGGGCCGACTTGACCACCGCCGCGTGGGCTTTCTCGGCCGCGGTCGCCCGGTCTATGAGCGATGCGTAGCTCTCCTCCTTGCGGGCACGCTCGTCCTGCAGGTCCGCGATCACCCTCTGCTCGTGGAGGTTGGCCACCTCAAAGGAGGCCGCCACCGCCGCCTGCTGGGTGCGCAGGTCCTCGAGCGCGCTAGATGCCCGGTCGTGCGCCGCCTCAAAAGCCTTCAGCACCGGGTCAAATTGGGCGTGGAAACCCTTGATGGTCCCTTCCTGGTTGAAAATGCGAGCATCGGCGGCTCGATTGAAGAGACGCTTCTCAAAATTGAGATCGTCTACCCGGTCTTTTACGGCATCGATCTGCAGTCGCGCCGCATCCGCCTCTTTCTCGCGGGCGTCAGTGAGCTTCTTGATGGCGGCCGTCTTATCTTCAATCGTCTGCTGCTCGGCGCGTGAGCGGCGCGTGTCCTCCAGCTGCAGAGCCTTGAGGGCCCTCTGCTGGCTCTCGAGATTGCTCTGCTCCCCCACCAGGGCGGCCAGATCCTGGCCCAGCTTGGTGATCTCAGCATCCTCGAAGATATTGGGTATCTTGAGGCGCTCGCCGAGGTTGTCGATCACCGCCTGTATCTGGGCCACGCTCGGCGCATCGCCCAGCTTCGCAAGCTCCGATAAGAAGACCTCCCGGAAACGGGCGGCTATAGTGGCCGCGGGCCGCCCCGCCTCGGCGTCGACCGCTAGGCGCTGGTCTAGGTCATCGAGGAAGCGCTTGAGCACATCGAGCGCCGGCCCCTGCAGGCCGTTGATCAAGTCCTCTTCGGAGCCAGGCTCGAAGCCCACGATCTTGCCGGAGACCTTGATAGGCACCGGCACGTCAGCGATATCGTTCGGTATCTGCGCGATCTGCGCGCGCAGCATGTCCTCGATCTCGGTCTTGAACCCAGCCTCTTTGCCCTTGGCTATCTCGATCTGAAGGTGCTCCGCCGACACCTTCAAGTCGATTACTTGCTTGCCGAAGTTAGCCGACTTTGCAGCTTTGGCCTGGGCCTCCTGGAAGATCTCCGACATGACCTTGCTCATCTGGTCGGAGATCTCGTTGGATCTCGTAAAATCGAAGCCGATATCGCCCTGGGTGGGATCGAGGTTGAACTTCATCTCTGAGAGGAAGATTTGCAGCCTCTTGAGCTCGCCGCCCACCTGATCGACTATGGTAGGCATCAGGCGTGCAAAAGAGAGAATGCCGTCCTGCGCCGAGAAGAACCCTTCTCGGGCCCTTCGAGCAACGCCCCCTATCAAATCGCCCAGTGTCTCGGCGGCGCGTATCATACCGGAGTCCTGCAGCAGGTTGGCCGCGCCCTCCAGGAACTTCTTGAGCTCATCAGTAAGGGGGGCGCCGATACGCCCGACGAAGATGGTGAGCACATCACCGAAATTGGCCAGCCGCCCGTTGAAAGTGTCCATCTGAGCCAACAGCGCCCCGCCGTAGAGCCTGTTCATGCCCCGGATCAAGGCGTCGACGCCCTCCTTCGAGTTGATGGCCTGGCGGCCGATGTCGAACACCTGGTCGGCGGTCAGGCCCAGCTCACGCTGCAAGATCGCAAAGGCGGGAATACCGGCCTCCGCCAACTGGCGCAGGTCCTGGGAGATGAGGACATTCTTAGCGCGGATCTGCCCGTAAGCCAGGATCACCCGGTTGAGCGTATCTTTGTCGCCTCCCACGGCAGCCACCGCCGCACCCAGCGTGCGGAATACGGGCAACACCTCGTTGGCGGCAACACCCATGGCCAGCAAGCGCTTGGTGGCGCCCAGCAGCTCGTCCACGTTGAAGGGGGTGGAGGTCGCGAACTTGAGGATGTCCTCGGAGAGTCTTGCAGCCTCCCTGCCGCCCTTCACGAACACCCGCAGGCCGACTGTCGCCGTCTCCATGCGGGCGTTGAAGCCGATGAGGGCATCACCTATATTGGTGAGGCCCGATCTGAGCGCGTAAGATGCCTGGAGAAGAGCCGATCCTATAACGCCACCTACGATGCCGGAGCGAAGCGACCCGCCGCCCCTGCCACCCAGGAAGCCGGACCCCGCCATCTTCTGCTCGACGTTCCCTACCGCCTGGCCCAGCTTGCCCAGGACAGGTATGAGGCCCAGGAAATTGCCCTTGCCCTGCTTCTCGAAGCGAGCGGTCTCGTTGGTGAGCTTGCGTATGCGCGCCTCAACTCGCTCGGCCGCCCTGTCGAGGCCTTTGTAGGCAGCCACCTGGTCGGCTGTAGCCCGGCCCCCACCCGCCGAATCTATCAGGTGCAGCTGCTCCGCGCGCAGCCCTTTGAGCGTGACCTGCAGCTTTTCGACCGCCGCCTTCTGCTCGATGTACTTGCGCGTCCTGAAATCGAATTGATCCAGGCCTGCCCGCGCATTATCCAGGGGTCCAGTCTTTAAGAGGTCGGGCACCGTGCCCCTGCCTGCCAACGCTGCAACACCGGGGACCGCAGCAAGCGGGTTAAGATCACCCTTGAGAACACGAGCCGCTGCCACCGCCCCCTGCAGCACGCGCTCAAAGCGCGTCATATTATGCGTCGAGCGAGCTAACGTATCTTCTATATTGGCGAAGGCCGTCGCCTGGGCCCTGGCAGCAATCGCCCCCTCATTGATGCGCGCCGACTCGATCTCGATGGCACGCGAGCGCTCGCCCACGGTCTTTTCGGTGAGATCGCGCTCCAGGTTGGCCTGACGCTGCAGGTGCTTCTCCAACTGGTCGTGCTGCCCGGTGACCTTGCGAAGCTCAACCTCGATCTCTTTGTAGCGGTCGCGGGCAGCGGCGATCTCTTTGGTGACCAGCTTGCCGTCCCGCAGCAGGCCCTGGAGGGCCGACCCTTCGATCTCGAGGGCGGCCCTGCGCTCCTTGAGAATGGCAAGCTCGTCAAAGCCGGCCGCCAGCTTACCTCGCACGTCGAAGAGGGTATTCTGGCGCTCCGTGGCATTGCGCTGTCGCGCCGCTGCCTGCAGGTCCGCCAGAGAGCCTGAAAACCTCTTGCCGTCTTTGTCTATCCCGCCGAACACCCTGTCAAAATCATCGACCGGTATAGTGGGCCCTGTCTTCAGCGTAGAAAAGGCAACCTTGACCTGGCGAATAGCGTCTTCGATCTCATCGACATGCTTCTGCAAAATGGCAGTGGGCAACAACGCTGCGGCTGCCGCAGCAAGCTCAGCTCGCTTACTCAACAACGTCGCCTCGAGGTCGTCTATCAACCCCCCGGCAAACGTGCGTACAGCCGCGTCCGCATCGGTCACCAGCCCCGCATTCACCGCCTGCTTTATATGGTTGATGGTGACCCGGATATCCTTGAGCAACTCAGCGCCCAGGTTGTACCCCTCGAAGCCTACCAGCAGGCCCGCCGCCATCGCCTCACCTATGTGGCGGGTAACGCGGGAAGGGGACTTAATCTGGAGCACATCTTCCATGTCCGTAATGAGCAGGCGCATCTGGGTGCGTATCTCTTCGCGCGTACCCTCAAAGCCTATGTGCGCCCCTTCGGTCATGCCCTCGCCCAGGGCCTCCCCCGCGTGAACGCCCGCCGCCCGCATAACCGCAGCATCGTCGGCGCGTATGCCCGCGCCCAGCAGCTTGATATCGGTGACGGGCGGCCCAATATGGCGTGTCGCCCCGCCCTGCACAGGACCACCCGGTATCCGCTCGAAACGCTGTATGGTGGCGCGGCCAAGCTCGGTGCCGAAATCCGAGCGCTTTTTCGCCACCAGATTGCCCAGCTCCTCGAGCTTGTCGTCGCTCACCCGGCCCAAGAGACGGGCACCGTCGGTGTAGAAGGCGGCCACCTTCTTACCCAGGAGGACCGCCGCGCCCAGGTTGAACGCCAGAGCGTTGTCAAAGGCGTCGGCACCCTCGCGCACCAGGGCGACCACAGTGTCGGCCTGCTCAGCTATGGCCAGCGATTTTTCAACGCCCGCGGCCTCTCGGGTCAGGCGGCCGGTTTCGCTCTTGGCGCGCCGCACGATCTCGCCTACGCTGGAGAGCTGGCCCTGGGCGTTCAGCACCTGTTTGTCCCAGACGGCATTCACCATATCCACAGGATTGGCATCCACCATCAACGCGCGCAGCAGGCTGCCGATCTTGCGCTGCTGGGCGCCCGATGCATCCACGATAGAGCGGCCTATAGGGTCGGCGCCCGCCTCCGCGACGGCTTGCTGTAATAGATTGCGAAGCGCGCCCGCCGAAACATCCATCATCCTGGCAGAGGTCAGGAAGGCCGCATCGACCGCTCTCTTAGTCTCCTCCTTTGCAACCGCTTCCAGCCTTTCGACAGCTTCTTCCACGGGGGCTGATAACCGCGCCACGCCCTCAGGCTCGACCACCTGCACATTCTCGATACGCCCACCTATGGCCTTGAAGACCTGGTCATTGAGACGCTTGAGCCGGGCAGCGTGGTCCGTGCCCTCGAAGCGCTGAAGCGCCTGGGCGAGGGCCACATCTCGCAGGCCGCCGCCGCCGGCAGCGAGTCCCGCGGCCTGCAGCTTGGCGTGAACGCCGGCGAGGGTGGCCTCCCAGTCCTGCAGGTTCTGCCCTTCGGCCAGCAACAGTGCCTGGATGGCCGCATCCTCGCGAATGATACCCTCTACCGCGGCGCGCATCTCCGCTTGCCTGGTTGCAAGCTCGGCAAGCTGCTGGCCCCGCAGCTGCTCCTGGAGCTTCGGCTCCCGGCCCGACCTTATACGCACCTGCTGAGAGGTGTCGCCCAGGAAGAAGCCCGATGCCGGGTTCCTGGGGTCGAAAGCATCGATACCTTCCTGGTCGGGGCTGCGCTGGAACTGGCCGAAAGCACCCTCGGTAAAACGACGCAAGAAAGCGGAGCGGGCCAGGGAGATGCCGGCACGCTGCAGGTCCTCGAACCGAAACTGCACGTAACCGCGCATGAAGTCCTGGACAAACTCCGTGAGACCAGCTTTCTCCAGGGCAGACGCCAGATCATGGGCGCCCTGTGCAGCTAAAGCGTCAAAATCAAAGTCCAGGTCCTCTTGTTTGCCGATTTCGGCAGAGAACTCCTTAGCGAAGGTGGCCACCTTGAAGCCGGCTGGGGAGGCGGGGATAATCGCGCGCCCGCCCAGTATCTTGAGCGCATCGCGCAGGTCGTCGGGCGTGCTCGTAGGCACCTTGTTATTGAGGAGGGCCCGCAGCACCACGGCGGGCTGCTGCTGAACGTAGTCGTTGACTAAGGCCTGCATGCGGCGTAGGTTGGCCTCTATTACGGGCCTGCGGCGTCTGACCTCTTCGGAGAGGGGGTTGAAGCGCACGCGGTGCACCTGGGGCTCCGTGGTTGCGCGTCGTCTGGCATCGGCCTGCAGATCGCGGCGCAGATCCTCCTCGACCTCCCGCACGAACTCCTCGTCCTTGGAGAGGATGTCAGCAGCCTGAGAGATACGCTTCGTATCGCCATCTACGATGCGCGCCGCCATCCCCTGCAAATTGGAAGGATTAGCCTTGAGGCCCCGCACACGGGCCAGCTCCGCCGCCGCCTGAGCCACGCGCTCCCTGGCGCCCTCAAGATCGGCGTCAAAAGCGCTGGAGGCGCGCGCCCTGGCCTGCGCCGGGGCCAGGGCGCCAGACCTGATCGCCGGGCCCAGCGCCTGCAGAAAGGCCCGCTTACCCTCAACCAGGCGGCCCAGGGCCTTCTGCGCATCGGTGACCTCATCCTGCACATCCTTAAAAGCCTTGTTGAGGCTGTTGTCGAGTGCGGCCTGCGCCTCGCGTGCCCCCACCAGGTCGATGGCCAGCTGGCGAGCGGGAGCCGGGGAGAGGCCGCCCTGGAGGGCCCGGGCGCGGGCGCGCCGTCGCAGCTCGCCCGACTCGCGCTGCCGCTCTATCTCCGCCTCTACCTGCAGCGCAATGCTGTTGCGGGCGCGTATCTCCTCGCGCTCGCGCTCTATGGCGTCTTGTAACGCCGATTGGTTCAGGTCACGCGCGCGAGCCTGAGAAGCTGCCACAGGCACGGGGCGCATCAAGAAGAGGGTGCGGTCGCCCCCGGCTATGCGCCGGCGGGCCGCCTCGTGTCCCTGCGGATCCTCCTGGAAAAGCCTAAAGAGCGATTCCTGGTGGCGGACATCGCGCAGGCTGGCAAACTGGGGTCCGCGCTCCTTGGGGGCCCTGGCCAGCAATGCATCCTGCTCTCGGATCGCCGTATTCAAGGCCTCGGAGAGGAGGGCCTGCTGCTCCCGGCCGCGCCTGCGCGCCTCTACCAGAAGCAGACGGGTGGAGTCCACGCCCAGCGTTTTCGAGAGCGCCGTCAGCATGCGCTGGTTGCCGGGGCCGAACGCCTGCAAACGGCGCACAGAAGCACGGGCCTGGCCAATGAAGGCTTGCTCCTGCTCGGCCATGCGCACCAGGCCCTCGCGCTCGGCGGCTATTCGGCCCAGCCACTTCTCGCGGCCCGCCTCGTCGCGGGCCGCCTCGGCGTTGAGGGTGAAGAGCCTGACGGCATCGGCGACGTCTCGCTGCCTTTTACGCAGCTTCTCAATCTCGTGCAGTATGTCGCCGAGACCCGCGAACCCGAAGCCTGCGTCGGCCGTGAGCTTATTGAGATCGTCAAAGAGGGCGAGCGCGCTCCCCTCGAGAGGCCTGCCGCTGGCCACCGACCTCTGCAGGAAGCCCTGCAGCGTGCCTATAACACGCTGTATCGGCTCCCCGCCTATCCTGGGCGTATGGTTCTCGGCGACCAACCGCCGGACCTCGGCCTCGAAAGCCGCAAGGCCCGCCTCATTGGCCCCACGCGGTGCCGGTGGCTTCGCACCTGCTCGCCCCACCATGAGGGCCATGCGGCGCACCAGGGCATCCGAGGAGAGCGAGAGGGGGTCGCGGTTGGGGTCGCGCACGTCCAGCACCGACTGCACGTCGGCCGGGATAAACGTACCGGCGGCGCCGGATGCCTGCCGTAGGCGCTCGGCTTTGGCCTCGATCGATACAGCCAGGCGCTGCTGCTTATCGAAGAGATCTATTACAGTGGCGGCCGCCACGTTGTCACCGCGCAGCTTGACCGCCAGCTGCCTGAACTGGCGCGTCTCGAGGTCTATCTCCTGCTTGAGAGACTCGATCTCCGAAAGCCCGCCCACCAGGCGCTTCGAGCTGGGGTCGCCGGGGTTGCGCAGGGGCCTGGTGCGGGTAACCCCGACAAGGGCGGCCTTGCCCCTCTGCACCAGAAAGCGGTCGATGGCGAGAGCCCCCTGCCCCCTGGCCAGCGCTAAGTCCTGCTCGTCGAAGCGGTCAGCCTCGGAGCCCAGGTTAGCCTGGTCAACGCGGGCAAGCATCTGGCGGTTGATCGCCTCGAAACGCTCCAGCTTGCGCTCAAACTCGGCGAACCGCCTCTCGGCACCCGCGGGGCGCGGCAGGCGCCTATCGGAAAGGCCCAGCTCCGAGAGGCTGCGCGCTTCAAGCATCGCAAGGCCCGCCTCAAGGGAGGCGATACGGGCCAGCGCCCCCGCGTGCTCACGCTCAGCAATAACAAGCTGACCCTCTTTGCCCTTGGAGCCTACAATCAACTGCTCAAGCCGAGCGCGCTTGTCAGGGTCGTCAGGCCCCCGTACCAGCTGGTCGGTGAGGCGCTTCGCCTCGGCTTGGCGAGTACGTAACTGCGCCCCCAGGCGGGGCAGGTCGCTCTGCAGGGCGAGGAGAGCCGTATGCATATCGACGACCGACCCACCGAATTCCGCTATGGTGCGCAGAACGTGGGGCGTGCGGGACCTCGATAACTGCGTCAAGTCGAGCAACGCATCTGTGGCGACGGTCGTGGTGCCGGTGGCAGCAGCAGCCGTACCCAGCCAGGCATCAAGTGCCCGGCGGGTCCCCTCACCTACCCGCTGGCCCACCTGATCGGCTACCTGCTGGGTAGCTTTGAGGGCGGCCGCCGAGATCGCGGGCGCCGCCCGCTCCATGTCCTTGAGCGTCTCACGCAGGAACATCTCCGAGGCATTCCGGGGCAGCTGCACCCGGCGCGCCGTGCCCGTGGGGTCCACCGCGGTAACGTTGGCTGAGTTCACGTCCTGGGCTAGACCCCGCAGCAGCGTGTTGCGCAGGGCCGCCGCCTGCTTGGGCGTGACCCCTCCCACCGCCTGTGCCGTAGTGAGGCGCTCGAGAGACCGGAGAGCATGCCCGATCTCCCCGATGGCCCGGCTCTGCGTGGAGAGATCGGAGAGGAGCTCCCCCGCCCGCAACAGCTTCCTGTTGAGGCCCTCGTCCAGGTCGATCTCGTTGAGCAGGCGCATCTCACGCTCGACGTCGTGTAGTTCTTCAGAGGCCCTGGCAGAGTGCTGCTCGATGCGCAGGATAGAAGCCTCTACCTCCTTGAGCACCGCCTTATCGTCGTCGGGGTCGACGAAGGTTGGGGATTTGACGCGCAGGCCTCTGTCGCCCTGCTCGAACTGGCGTAGCGCATCGAAATTGGCGCGGCGTATGGCGGTAGAGCGCAGCAGCCCCAGCCCCTCGGCGCTCTGGATATTGGGGTGCTCGAGGATCGCCGCACGGTCTGCGCGCAGCTCTTCAATAGCTTTGTCGTTCTCGCGCACCGTGCGGCGCAGGTCCTCGCTGCGGCCGGAGAGGAGACGCTTGCGCTCGGCGGCGGCCGCGAGCTGGGCCGCAGTAATGGAACGCTCCGACTCCTCCACCATCGTGAGGAAAGCGTTGTAGGCCTGACCGAGGGCCGTCTTATTGCTCTCGAGACCCGCTCGCACCTCTCTGCCCGCGTGCAGCAGGCTTTGCCCGATCTGCTTGCGCACCGAATCGTCTATCTCGGCGAGCGCGGGCCCTATCTCGCGCTGAAACTCGGCAACCAATTCCTGGCGCAGACCCTGAAGCTCCCGGCGGGTGCGGGCGCCCACGTCTTTTGCCAACGAAAGGGCGCCCCTCGAAAGGAGGGAGAAGGTATCGAAGGAGGGGAGCTTGCGGCCCATGGTGACGAAGATATCGTCAGCCAGGCGCTGGTACTCCTGGAGGGTGGTTTTGGAGGTGATCAGCCCCTTCTGGAAGGCATCGAGCTTGAAAATATCAGGGTCGAGGTCATTTATATCCTCGAGGACGCGCTTGTACCTGGCGAAGGCGACCGTGCTCTGGGTGGCCTCGGTGCGCAGGCGAGCTATCTCGCGGGAGGCCTTTTCGGCCACTACGCGGATGCGCCTGGGGACCTCCTTCTCCAGGCGATCGAGGTCGCGGTCGATGGCGTCGTCGTCCAGCCGCAGGCGCATAGTGGCGTCAACGTCGCCCGCGCTTGCCCCTCCGGCCTGGACTATATCGTCATCGAACAGCTCGTCTGCCATCTACTCCTCGCGCCATTTGCCCCCGGCTTTGATGTACCTCTTCTTCATTTCAGGGGAGATCTCTCCTATGACGCCCGAAATAACACCTGAGAACTTGCCCTTGCCCGCTATGTCGAGCACCCCGGCGTCCCCTTGCTGCTTGTCTTTCCGGGGTGGGTCGTCACGATGCTGCTCCTGCTCCTCGTGGCGTTTGATCTCCTCCAGCACCCCCCGGTAGTAGACCCCCTCGTTGAAGCAGTACCACTCGTAGGCGGTCATCTCCCTACGCGGATCTACTAACTCTGCGGGGCACACCCCATAGCGTTGGGCCATTCGATCCAGCACCGGCGCCTGTGGACCCTGGACGAAAATTAGCCAGGGTACCGATGTCAGTTTGAGAGAGCTGGATGATCATGGTCTTGTCGTAGCTCACCAGCCTCCCCACCCACACGGTATCCTGGGCCTCATCTTTTTCTTCAAGCACCAACTTCGGGGACTCGACGAGTGCCACAACCATAGCATCGCGCGCCAGGTCCTGGTCTCGCTTGTGCTCGAGCTCCTCTTCAGGGGTATATTCTTTGTCGGAGATAGAGGGTGACGCCCCGTCCACAAACCGGTACGCGGCCGCCACCAGGGGGTTCGGGATCTTGCCCGACTGTATGAGGGAATAGAGGTCGAGCCGCCGGAGCGTGACACACAGCTTGGAGGGCAGAACGACCAGGTGAGTGCGCTTGAAGTCCGCGACGGATGTCGGGCCCTGAGGCGCCTCTGGTTGGATGTCGAGCTTTTCGCGGGTATCGACCCTGGCAGGGGTCTTTCTAGCTTTGGTAGCCATCGGTCTCCTTACTATGAAGGGGGCTTTTCGGCCCCCTTCGCTGCTTACTACCAACTACACCCGCGGACTATGATACTGTGCGCATGAAGTCCACGGCGTAGGTAGCGCCGCCCGAGGGCACGCCGGGGAGGGCCGCTCCCACGATGTCCGTCTCGGTCTTCTTCGCCGCCCAGTCGATCTCGAACACCTGCTTGGTGCGGTTGCCGAGGTCGCCTGCCTTGAAAGGCTGTGCGCGGGCCTTGAAGATGGTGATGCGGATGTCGCGGCCGACTTCCGGCGTCACATCTTCCTGGATCGCGGCCGCGGTGACCACAATCTCGACATAGGCCGGGGTGAACTCGGCGTTATCGCCGAAGTAGATGCGCTTCGCCGTACCGTCAGGCAGGGTGCCCAAAGACGAGGTAGCCGCAGCACCCGACCCGGCGCCGCCGGATATGGTGATCGAAGGCGCCGACATGAAGCCGGAACCGGGGGTCACCACGTTGATAGCGGTGATCACGCCGCCCGAACGCACCGAGCTGAAGGTCGCGCCCGACCCGCCACCGCCAGAGGTACCGATGGCGGGGGCCGAGGTGTAGCCTGTACCGCCGTTGGTGACGGTGACCGCGGCCACTTCGTCCACGGCGTATTCGACGCCGGTCTTGCCGAAGATCGCCTCGATGACGTCGTCGGACCACTTGTCGGCCGTGAATCGCCCGCTGAGGTCCGCGGACATGAATATCTCCTCCGTCTCGTTGTCACCTTCGTAGGTGATGTTCTGGACGTTGGTAGACATCGTGAAAGAGTTGCCGAAAGGCACATCGACGTAGGTTATCTCGCCGGCCACGTTGTAGCCGACTTTCGTATCCTTGATCGATGCAATTCTGTACTTAGCCATTTAGTTGCCTCCTATAGTCCCACCAGGGAAAACCGGCAGAACATCATGTTTTTGTCCCACCCGCCGTCCGTGAGCTGCCCTGACACGTATTCAGCGCGCGCCCGCTGGAACTGCGGAAAGTACGGCTCGGAGGGCGGCACTTTCCACTCGTGGAACCCGCGCCGCAGCTCCTTGATAATTCGTCGAATGTACCTGTAGCGCCTGATGTGCTCGTCGTAGACGTACATCGTCCAGGACGTGGCGATGACCAGGTTGCCCGCCTCGCCCGAAAACTTCGAGACGATAAAGGGTGTCATTGCCTGCCCATCGGGCGATACCTTGGGCCTGGGGAAGTAAGAGTTGATCCCGTCCCCCAGAAGCGTAAGTACGTCAGGCAGCGCCTTCATGCGGTCGAGCACATGCTCCTCGAGGGTCTCGCGCATCAGCGCAACACCCCGAGACCAGCCGCCGCGAGCCGCTCCATGAGGATGGGTGCCCACACTTGCAGGGCCGGCCCCAGAATCGCGAACTCCCCCGCATGGTCGTGCTCAAGAAAGACTATGTAAGGCGCTTCGGACGTGAAGCGAAAGGTGAAGTCCCCCGCGTACTTGCGGATCACCTGGAGAGTGCGGCGGGCAAAGCCCGTATCGTCGCTCCATAGGGCGTTAGCCTTCATCCACTCAACCACATCGTCCGCCCACTGCTCGCAGATGCGGCGAGCAAGTGCGCGGCGTGCGGCCTTCACCCGAGCTACTTTTGCTCGCAGCCCGTCGAAGTTCACCCACACGTCGTAACTCGTCACCGCCATCTGCTACCTCTTGCGTAAGATCGACTCCCAGTGAGTCGTGAGATTTCGGGTCATCGTGATCTGGTACTTCAGCCCGTCGGGGCGTAGAACAGCATCGGTGTCGACGATAGGCTCCTCGGGTCCCGAGATCATCAGGTACTCCTTGCGGAACCGCTCTCCTTCGGGCACTATCGAGGAGGTATTGTCCTGGTACGGCATCACGATGGCGCCCTTGAGCGGCACCGTGATCGTCTGCACCTCTTCCTCATCGTCGTCCTCGTCCTCTTCCGTATCCCCCTCTTCGGGCAGGTCGTCATCGTCCTCGGGAGACGTGTCGATCGTAACCAGCTCGGTGCGCAGGATATTCACGTCCTCGACCCAGCCGGAGAACGAGGCGCGAAACGACGGCATTATGTCAAACACCGTGCTCGGCCCCCGCCGCGACCGGGTAAAGGTCCGTGCGCACCACCTCGTCGATCGCCACCTCGGCGCCCCCCTTGCGGGAGAGCGCCCTGTAGTAGGCCACCCGGCGGAAGACCACCGGCTGTGAGAAACCGAGCAACCCGATGTTGTGCGCCATGAAGTTCACGTCGAGGGAGAAGTACTCCCAGATGTCCGCGACCGTGCCATTGATGTCCACCGATTCCTGGTAAGAGGCGTCGGTGTTGTCGGCGGCAAACTCGAGGATCTTTTCATCCGGGAGCTTGGTCTCATCGGGCGTGGTCTTGTTGCGCACCTGGCGGATTATCTCGTCGTCGCTCACAGGTCTTGCCTACAGCTTGGAATTGATGTTGATGCCGGCCTGGCGCAGCAGCTTGTTGCGCGTCGCCAGGGGCATGTCCTCGGGCTCCATAGCCTTGATCTGCGAGAAGCGCCCGGCGTCGCCGTTCTGCGCCTCCTGGGCATTCTGCTTGATCAGCGGCACGCCCTCCTCGAAGATCTTGTGGCTGGTCCGCTTGCGCGGGGCCTTGCCGGATGTGATGTTGTTGGTCATCTATTTGCCCTCCTCTTGGACGTCGCTCTGTACGGGCTGCGGCTCCCCGCCATCATTGGTACCGGCAGGGGCGTTCGATCCCACCACAGGCCCGTCGCCGGGAAGCATGGTGTGGGTGCCGAGGCCGCCCGATGCAGGCACGGCACCTGCATCGGACGCGGGGAGAGGGCCGCCATCGGGGGCGGGCGTAGGCACGTTATCCGCCATTGGAGGCCTCCTTCTCGGCATCGGCTTTCGCCTTGGCATCAGCTTTCGCCTTCGCCTTGCGCTGGGCCGCCGTCATACCCTCTTCACCCTCGCTGCCCTCGCCACCCTCTTCGCCCTCTTCGCCCTCTTCGCTCTCCTCCCCCTCGTCGGGGTTCTCCGGCTCTTCGGGCCCTTCGGGCCCTTCGGGCTGGGAAACGGTGGCCACCATCTGGGCCTCGGCCCCTGTCGCCAGGAGCGTTGGCCGCTTGGCGCGCAGGCCGTGGTACTCGGCGGCCTTCATCTCAGCCTGGGCACGGGCCTGCATCGGATCGTCGACCTCGATGCCCAGCTTCTTGCAGATGGCAAGAAGCATGTAATAGCTGGACTCTTGGAGGATCTCTGCTTTAGGCATCGGTTAGACCCCCTCTCCGTCCCACTCGTCGTCGTCCCACTCGGGCGGGTTGTACGAGCCGCCGTCCCAGTTGGAGACCTGCAGCACCACACCGTTACCGCGCTGGCCGATGCCCGCGCCGTAGTACTCGTCGAAGTGGACGTTGATGAAGGGGAAGACCGGGTCGTTGTGGACGTGCATGCCCACGAGCGCCGCTATGTTGGGAACGCGGATGATCAGGGGGTTCGCCCGAGAGCGCACGCCCTGGTGAGAGAAGCCGAAGATGTAGCCGTCCGGCATCTGGTCGGTGACGCAGATCTTGGCGCGGCCCCGGTAGGAGCCGACCTGCTGCCAGAGAGCATTGACGGGGATCGCCACCGGCACCAGGATCCCCTCCTGGTTGATGTTGACCACGTCATCGGGGATGTCAGGGTCGCGCTCGAAGAACTCGGTGACCACCGGGGACCCTACCTCCATCATCAGCTGCGCGGTGTTCTCCGTGGTCAGGAAGACCACGTTCTCCGTGTAGCCGTGCTCCGAGAGGTTGAGCCAGAAGGCGTCAAGATCCGCCGCCGTAATCACGTCCTCGGTCGCTGTGCGCATGAAGTGATCGTGGTCGACGTCGAAGGTCTTATAGCCGTTGCGCGGGGGCTTGGTCTCTTCAGTCAGGTCGCCGTTGTAGAACGGCAACTGGGGCACCCGCAGCCGGGACAGCTCATCGACGATGAAGAACGACGTGTTGTCGAACACCCGCCGGAAGAGCATGTTGTACTTGAAGAGCTCGTTGGCCTCGACTACCGCGTTGATCTCGGCGCGAATACCCGAGGAGTCGAGGATCAGGATCTCCGCGTCGCGGGTCCAGCCGAGGTAGGACTCGAAAGCCTCGAGACCCACGGTGACCGTGATGTCTCTCTTCAGCCTGGTCCTCTGGTCGGCCTTACCGTGCTCGGCGCGGCGCATCCACTTCGCCGTGGCCTGCGTCACCTTATCGCCGTCAGGTTTATTGGTCACGAAACCCATAAACTGCTCGACAATCAGCTGGCGCTTGCGTATTAAAGCGGTGAGGGTACTCACTTCCTTCCACAGATCGACGACCCGGACACCGTCCGTGGTCATCTTCTGCGCAAGGTCAGAGTGGATAGTGCCCTCATAGAAAAACTCTGCCATTACGGTCTCCTTCTATTGAGGGCTAAAGGGTAGTAGCTCGCTCTATGCGAACCCGAATTCCGTTGGCCTTATCACCCGCTTTATTGCGAGCGGTACTCACCCGATACGCACGACCGATGAATTGCTTCAACTTGCCGGTACCCGTGGGCACTACGCGCTGTGCAGCCCCCGGCACGGTAATTGAGAGCCACACCGCATCGGGTGGTACAAGGCCTGCCAGTTGGCCGGAGTCGGTTTTGAACCCGTTGATACGAGCCATGTCCCAAACTGCATCAAAAGCCCCGGCCTTCATATCCTTGAGAACCATGCCCAACGCTTCGAGCTGGGTGTAGGTCTCCGCGGTGAGCACTGCCGTCGCTGCCGCGCCGGTGCCACCCCCGCCGGAGAAACCGATTGTGGGAACCGAGGTAAACCCGGACCCTGGGTTGGATACTGTAACTGCCGTGATCACGCCGGCTACGCGAGTGACGCCTGCTGCCGCGCCGGTGCCCCCACCACCCGTGATGGTGACCGTGGGGTCGGACGTATAGCCCGAGCCACCGTTGGTGACCTCAATGGTCGCCAAGCCCTTGCCGGTGAGACCGCCAAAGGCCTTGTACCAGCGCACGACAGAGTCCTCACCCTGCCGCATACCTACAAGGTCGCAGGCTTTGACATCCTCGCCAATCTCCATAGAGGGGTACTCCACATTGGGCATGACCCCCTTCAGAGTGGCGACTGAGCCGTTTTGTCCCATATTGCCTCCGTGGGCTCGCTCACCTCACCCGGACGCGCCCGTTACGGTTTGCCGCGGGGTAATGAGTGAGCACTTGCTGTTCATCGGAGAGCTTCTTCTTCTCCTTGCCGCCGCCGGAGCCGCGGCCTGGAGAGGCGTCGCCGCCCGAATCGTCGTCGTCGTCTTTCTTCTTCTGGGGCCGCGGGTTGTCCCTGACGTACTCCGCGACCGCCTTGTCGACGGCCTCTTTGAGGTCGTCTTCGTCGTAGTAGCGCTCGTCAATGACCGAGTCATCCGAGAGCGTCACCTGCGGCAGGATGTACTTCACCGAGGTCAGGTATTCCTTGAGCCTGTCGGTGGTGCTCAGGTGGTCGCGGACTGCGTCCTTTACCTGGAGCGTGCGGAGATCGGCGCGTGTTTGGCGAAGCAAAGTAAGTGCTTCGTCGCGTTCCTGGGCGGCATCGGACTCCTCGTCCTCTTTGCCCGACTGGACCTTCTTGAGATCTCGCTCTGCCCGGTCCTTGGCCTTCAGGGCCTCGCGGGTAGCCTTCTTCTGCTCCCGCAGCTCTCGGGCTAGACGCTGCTCATTCGTCTCTTTGGGGGGCTTCTTCTCGCCCTCTTCTTCTTCGTCGCCCTCTTCTTCCTCGTCGTCCTCGTCGTCGTGCTGGGTCTCTTCCTCCTCAAGCTCGTCGTCTTGAGAGGCGCCCTCGTCTCCGGCAACCTTGTCTAACTTCTTACCCATGAGAAAGTGATCTCCTTCGTGAGCAGTAATAAAAAGGGAGCGACCAGCTGCGGGGGCACGATGCACGCACCGTGTCGCAGCTGGTCGCTCCCGAAGCGGCCCCGCCTGCCAGCAGAACCACCATTAGCTACCTAGCTATTTACCCCCGCAGCCTAAGCTGCTAAGCTCTATAATTCACTATAACATGCCATACAAACGACGTAGATGGCTGTGGAAAAGTAGTATTTACGATGACCCGCGGTTGGTATTGGGCTGGGCGTTGGGCTGCCCTGCTGTGCGGGGGTTTGCCGCCCTGATCGTCCGGTCGGGGGCGGTGGGCCTTGGGGCCTTGGACCGCTCGGCCGTGCGCTGCTGGGGCTTCTTACCGGTAGAAGACGCGGGTTTCGGGGCGAGGGCGGCCAGCGTCTTCGCCTTACGCATTTCCCGCTCGTCCTCCTCGGCCTTTTCCTTGCGAATCTGCTCCTCCTCGGCATCGGCCTCCCGCTCGGTCATGCCCTTATCGAGGCGCGCCCGACGCCTGGAGATAACCCCGCCCGCCACCTCGCTCGCGCTGATCTGGGCCTGGGTGGCCACGTCCTTGCCTAGCACCGGGTCGACTATGAACTTGAGGTCGTAGGTCACCCGCGACTCATCTACCTTGGCACGCGATTCGTCCAGGCTCGGATCCTCGGGGAAACCCACGGCATCGGAGACTAAGGCCAGCTGGAGCGCATCTTCCACAGCGTTGAACTGCACCTCGCGGATCTCCTCGACTTTGTCGACTAGGAGGGTGAGCTGGAGGCCCAGGGCATAGCCGGAATTGGCCGAGAGGTGTTTGATCCTCTTGAGGTGGGCTTCAGGCACCGCCGCCTCGCAGTCCTCGATCACCAGCTTCAAAAATTCAAGGAGCTGCGGGAGGTTCTTGGCCTCCCACTCCAGGTACTCGGCCCTCGCCTGCGGCGTGCCGCCCACGGTGCCGAAGTTGGGGGGCTGGGGGATATACCAGACCGTGGTGCCGTCGCCCAGGGTCTTTTTCTCGAGCTTGGTCTTGGGGTTGACCCCGTACAGCACTAAGATTGGGTCGGAGTTCATCTTGATATTCTGGGCGAACATCGTGCCCATCTCGTTGATAGAGTCGAGGGTCGGGATGATATGCTCAAACGTGGCCCGGCCCTCGCCGTGACCGATGTCATTGAAAGGCACCGGTATCACGGGCACCACGCCGAGCGGGTTGGGCCAGCGCTTACCCAGCTTGCCGTAGGCGTAGAGCTTATGGTCGCGGAAAGAAAAATATTCCTCGTCGGTGATGATCAGCGTGCGCCAGCGCTGCTTACCCTCGGAAAGGAGAGCCGACGGGTCCATGCGAGCGGTGACCCATGCACCCAGGCTACCGAGGAGTCCTTTACCCCCCTCCTCGGGCTCGGTGTACATGTACTCGATCTTGGCGCCCAGGAGCCGCTCGTGATTGTGGGGATCCTTGAGCACCGTCATCACTTCGGGATCGTACACATCGAGGCGGGAGGGGGCCTTGGGCTTGCCCTCGAGCCAACCGGGGATCACCCGCAGGTAAGAGCGGCGAGCCACAGCCCCGTACAGCACGCTGCGCTTGACGCGCATCTCCCAGTGCTCGGTCTCCCACTTCTTGTCGATGTCGTCCTGGTTCTTATCATTGCGCTTGCGCAGCTGGGGCCGGGCACCCTTGAAGACCAGGCGCTTGTCGACGTCGGCCGCCTCCGTGCAAAGGGAGAACAGGGGCCGCGTGCCCTGCCAAAACTGCTTGGCCCTCTGTATCTCGGCGGCGGGGTCCCCGGCATCACCCAGAAACTCGGCGTTGTAAGCGTCGTTCTCGTAATAGCGCCAGTTGAGGGCCGTGCGCGTCTGCACAGCCCCCTCATAGGGGCTGCCCGACATCTTGAGGAGCTGGCGCACCACCAGGGGGAGACTGGGGTTATCCTCGTCCGTATCACCACCGAAAAAGGTCGGCATTTACTACTCCTTGTCGGGTCGCGGGCCCCAGGGCCTGTGCAGATCGACCGTCCGCTCCTCGACCACGATAGAGAGGCCCTCTTCCGCCTCCCGTAACTCTTCATCTTCGATCTCGTCCTCGGCCTCCAATATGTGGAGGTACTCCTTAGCCCGATCAATGCGGGCAAAGTACCTGGGGAAAAGGCCTAGCTTACGCACCAGGAAGATCAGGGCCGCGTAGCCAAGTGCCCAAATGGTAGAGCCGACCAAGCTGGCAAGCACCCACCACCAAAAAATCTCCGGACTCACTCTTCCGCCTTTGGGGACCAATCGGGCCCGCCGCGCTCTCGCCGGAGCGATATGACCTGCTGGTGAGCGGCCTCTACCGCCTCTTCAAGCGTCCCGCCTGACGAGGTCATAGTGAGAATGCGCTTCTCCTCCTTGGTGCCGGGGCGCGGGGGCATCGGTATGCCCTTACCGGGCGGGAAGGTGAAGGTGGCGCGGTTTTGGACGACCTCCTCCATGCGCTGCTCCGGCACTTCAGGCCAGGTCAGGAAGCGCAGCACCGCCTTGGCCGAATAGGTGCCATCGGGCAGGTGGAAGTCAACATCGGCCTCGGCAACAATCTCCGCGCTCTCCGCGGTGGCCTCATCGAGCAGGCGCACCTGCTGCACCGAGAGATCCTCGGCCGGAAACTTCACCACGTCTTCCTTCTCGCGGACTATCCTCTCTTTTTTGGGGTCAAAGCGCTCCATCGCCTCTGAAGTATCATCGAACATCTACCATCTCCTCCCTAGCTGCTCTTTGCGCTCTTCCACTTCGCCGTCGCCGCCGGCGAGTATCTCGATGCACATGAAATAGCCCCCCGACACCGAGTCGACGATGTCGTCTTTGGAGCCGTTGGGGAAAGACTCGCACTCGTCATAGAATGGGTTGAGCCACGAGCCGTCGCGCAGGTACATGAAGCCCTCGCGAGCGCGGTCCATCCAGGGCTGGGCCTTGGCCACCTTGTCGCGCAGCACGTTGAGGCCGAATATCGCGTAATTGGCGAGCTCGGGGTCCGCCACCAGGTCAAGGTAAGCCGCCATCTGGGGGCCGTTCTTCTCGCACCCTATCCGCACCATCTCCCCGTCCTCTTTGGCCACCTCGCGGATATTCTTTTTGACCTTGGACCAGTCGGTGCGCCACCTGACCTGCCCGTAGACGAAGATCTCAAACTGGGTGTAATACTCGTCGAACTTGAAGGCCATGCGGGTGCCGACGGTGTAGTCGGGATCCTGTTTGGCCACGGCCTTCTCAGTGAAAGCGCAGTCGTAGAAGCGCGCCCAATCGAGCCCCTCGGTGCGCCGGTCGAAGTCCCTGGGCGTGAGCACGCGGCGACGGTCATCGGACGTGAAGAAAGAGCGATCGAACATGCCGCCGCCGGGAAGACGCGGAGTCTGCTGCCACATCGAGGCCCACTCCTGTGGTCCCTGCACGGCCTCTATCTGAGCCAATTGCTTTGCGGTATGGCGCAGGGGGTCGAGAGGCTCCCCCTCGCGGCGGCCAAGTGGGTCCTTGAACGTAGCGTTGCCGTGCAGGATGGCGGCTTTCAGGTAGGTCACGGAAGCACCTGCGCACCAGGTGCAAAGCCGTCAGGGGGCGGCCCCGGCACTCCAAACTCGGTCAGACGCCCCTCCCGCCGCCGCTCGAAGTCAGCCACCAACAGCGGAGTTATTACTCGAGCCTCGCGCTCCGTGTACTTTTCGAGGAAGTCATACAGCACAAACCCGAGAGCGCGCGCCGCCCCGCCCGCCTCCTTCATGCGAGCAAGAACCAAAAAGAGATCGTTCTGCAGCAGATGGAGCAACTCGTGATACAGAGAAGCGTAGCCGACAGGGCCCGGCCGCAGCTCAGCCCGGAGGCGCAAAGGCGCGTTCCAGGCAACGGAGCCTGCTCCGATGTTCGCGAATACCACCTGGAAGCCGTCCGCATCGTCATCCTCGAAACTCTCCGACATCACCACCTGAATGCGCCACAGTTGCAAATGGAATTTTTCTACGAAATACTCCAAGAACTCCCGCACCCATTCGGGCACGTCCTCAGCGCACTTGATGCCCGGCTCCGCTTCGTCAGGGAAGCGCAGAGGCGACAGCGCGGCGAACGGCGATATATTCTTACTCACGGCACACCCCCTACCCACATAAGCTGCTCAATAGGATCGGGGAAAACAGGCACAAAGGGCGACAAAGAGAGATTATCCGTCGGTATGAGCGGGTGAGCATACACCTTGCGAGGGTCGACGCCCAGAATAGCCCGCAACGCCTCCCACCGGTCGGGGTTCGTGAGGATATAAAGATCGTGCAACTCCATGCCCATATCGTGCTTGAGCGTGCGCGCCAGGTCCATCAAGCATAGAATGGCTGGGTCCGTGATAGGAGGATCTTCGTATGCCTCCAACATGAGTTCCTGGCCAAGGGTGAAGGCGTCCTCCAAATTAAAGATCTTACTCACGAGTACCCCCTGTTGTTGCGGGAGACCATGTCGGACACGATGAATCTCTCTTTCGACACATTATTCCTCTCCGCCCACACGCGGGTCTGCTCAGGCGACTCGGCCACTGCCGGTAGGCGCAGCACGTAGTAGAGCTCCCCGCCGTTGGCCTGCTCTTTGAGGAGCCAGCCGCAGATGTCGTTCTCGTCCCAGCGGGTATTGTGGACTACCACACCGTCAGCTATGAAATTCTCATTGCCTTCGACACTCAGGTCGAAGACCTCCTCTTCCTCATCCTCAAGCTCTACCGACGTTACCCTGGTAAGCGCAAAGGGGGCATCTTCAAAATTGACTACGGAGAACCCCATAGCCCAGCTGGTAGCCCAGATAGGCTCAGGGCTGTGGGGAGGATCATACAGGCGTGTCTGCATGGTCAGGTTGGTCACGCGATAGCCGCAACTCTGCGCCAAAAGCTTTGCGTCGGTAAGCAGCCCGCTATTTGCCGAGCGGATATTGCACCGCTGGTGCCTGTCGTAGCACCCATCCGCGTCCGAGTACCCCTGTATAAATGCCCGGCGCCGATCAAGGGGCCAAAGAAAGACGTCATCCGGAATACGCTTTGTCTTGGCTGTCTTGCCGAACCCCAAACCCAGCCCCTCGAACCACCGGCCCGCTGCCGAGATTTCCGTCCGGTAATAGCCATACTTTGTTTCCTTTGGGGCCTTACCGAACTTCTCCGTAAAATAGTCCAGGGCCCGGTCGTTGACCTCTTCATGCACGCCGCGGGCAAAGCAGGTCACCCAGCCCATTGACCCCTTGGCGTTGGGGCGGCGAGTAACCCAACCGTCACCGTACATGAAACCAAGCGCCCAGGCGTCCTCAACAGTGATACCGGGGTCGGGAGCCAGTGATTCCCAGGAATGCGAGGTAACCACCATGTCCCCGCGTTTCAGGTCCGCCATTTCGACGTAACGATACTCGCCGTCGAACACCAGCACAGGGTGGTTGCCGGTGCCCCGGACAGTGTGGTTGCCTGTCCTGAGCCTATATATCGGGGCCTTCCCCTGTGGGATAAAGTGCTGGACGACTTTGGGCTCGTGCTTCCCCTTATTCCAGGTCATCACCCGGTCACCCTCGCAGGCAGATGCCAGCTTGCGCCAGGTGCCGTCCCCCATCAGGACATTTGTATCGCCCACCAAGCACATGGTGATAGCGATAGCACCGTCCGGGGATATGCGGTTGAAGAGGGAGGTGCGGAACCACCTGATGTGGGAGGCCCGCGTCTTCTCGGACTCCATGTCCTTGATGTCGGAGACAGGGTCGTCGACCAGGATCTGGTGGGCGCCGTAGCCGGCGATGGCCCCCGAGACGCCCGTGGCCTTCATGCGGCCTCGGTGGGGCGGTGCGAGGCGCCACTCGCGGGTGGAAGCGACCTTGCCCGAGATACGGACGGGGGCAAAGCCCGGCGTATCGACGGTGCTGAAGTTACCCTTCTCACCGAAGACGCGCCCGAAGGCAGGCTCCTGAATCTTGGAGCGCGCCTCGTATGAGAGGTTGTACGCCAGGTCCGCCGTGTGGGAGATCAGGATCTGCAGGTGGTTGGGGTTGCGCCCGAAATACCAGGCAGGGTAGGCGCGGGAGAATATCTCCGATTTCCCGTACTGCGACGGGACGAAGATCATCAGGCGGTTGATCTTGCGCGACTCGAGCCATTCGAGGGCGCCCGCGATCAGCTCACGGTGAGGGCGTGTGATGAAGCCGAGGTTGTTCTTGGGGTCCGGGGGCCACATGTACTCGCAGAAGGGGATCAGGCGCTGGCGGGCCAGGCGGCGTCGCTCAAGCTCCCGGCGCATCTCCTCTTCCGAAGGCATGTAGCGTGGATTAAGCACCGGCGGCCCTCTTCTTTGCCAGGTGCATCTGAATGTCGTTGTCCGACATCTCCTCCAGGTCCAGATCCTCCTCCTGGGCGGGCAGGGCCAGCTTGTTCGGGTTCGAGGCGGGCACCGCCATGCCGAGGCCGGAGCGGGAGAGACGCACGGCCGCCGAGATAAACTTGGGGATGTCGGCGTCGGCGATCTTGAGAGGCTTATCGGAAGAAGGCTGCATGGCCTCTTCAAGGCGGCTCTTGATCAGGCTGAGCATCATGTGACCGACCTTGTACTCCTCCTCCTGCTGCTGGACGATGCGCTCAGCCAGCTTGTCCAGCTTGCGGTCGACTTTCCTCTGCAGCTTAGAATCGGCCGGGCCGTGCTCGATCCTGAAGCGGTCATACTCGGCGGCGCGCATTATCCAGGCGTAGTGTTGGGAGGCATCGCCCAGGGCGCCCGAGATCGTGGGCTGGCCGAGGGCGCGAGACATAGCAGTCAGCGAGCGGTCGATGCCCATATCGCGGTACATGGCGAACTGCTTGAACATCTTCTCGGGCTCGCAATCGAGCCTGTCCCATATGGGGAGGCCATTACTCTGGCGGCGCGCGATCTCTTCAGCCACCTGCGGGTAATGCTTCTGTGTGGGCATGCAGCCCCTCCTTTGAGAGCGTGGGGAGCTTGCGCCCTACCAGTTATTGAGTAGGACGCCGGTCGAAAGACGCAGCGTTCGGCGGGTCCAGCGCGATGCCGGGTCCTGCAGGTCGTGGTTGATAGCCAGCGATCTCGAGCACTGGAAGCAAACAAGCTCTGCCCAGGCCGGGGTCTCCTCCTCAAGCCGGGCATTGTAATGAGCCCTGTAGCGCCTGACGAAAAAGACCTGGCACCCGCAGACCGGGCACTGCTCCACCTCGCTGCCAACTGGTGGTGGGGCGTGGTCCAAATTAAAAGCTCCTAATTCAAATATACCATATCGTCATAAAAACGACGCAAACAGGCACAAATACAGGCAAAAGGCATGTGGAAAAGGGGTTGCAGCATTGCTGCAACCCCTTTGAAAGTATGCGAGTGGACTACTTAGAGAGGAACCTCTTCCCCGGCATCCCGCGCCGCCACCATGCGGTTGTGGCTCTCCACAGCCTTTTCAACGATGGCCTTCGAATGCTCGGAAAGGTCGTAGATGGGGACCGATGTGCCGTTCAGCATGTCCACGTACAGAATAGGCCCGTACTTGCCAATTCGGTCCCACAGGAAATCAGGATTGGCCAGCCAGCGGTCCGTAACCCAGGCTATCAAGAGCACGATCTCTTGAGTGACCGAGCGATGGTGATTGCGGCATATAGTCCGAAACTGGTTCATCAGCGACTTCGGTGCCTGAATGTGGTCCAACCGTTCAAGCCGCTTATCACTTCGAGACCAGCCCTCCCCCGGCACCGGGCGCTCCTGGGGAGGCGCTACGTAAGGCGCCTCGTCCTCGGGAAGCACCGGGTGATCGGTGCTGAACAAACGCAACTCAGAGTAGCGTTTTTCCGCCCCCACGCACCACTCCACGAAGAACTCCGCCTGGCTGCGCACAGAGCGGCCCTCCCGCTCGGCAATCGCCTCCAGATCTTTATAGACCTCCGGGTCCAGGTTGATACGGCCTATCTCCTTGCCCTGCGGCTCCAATTTGTAAGATGTCTGTGCCATTTGTTCTCCTCCTGGTAGTAAATATGATACACTGGTAACAGCTCAGCATGATTATATCATATTCTCGACGTAACTAAGAAAGGATGGTGCATTGTGGAAAACTTACTCACTGCGGACGAGGTAGCAAAGATACTCAAGGTGGAGCGGAGCACGGTAATGAAAATGCTACGGGGTGGGCAGCTGCCCGGCTTCAAGCCCGGGGGCCTCAAGCACTGGAGAGTCAGAGGGGCCGAT